GGATCAACGGGAGCCGCGGGGGCAGACGGGGACGACGGGGACGATGGGGCCACTGGAGCTACTGGAGCCGCCGGATCAACGGGAGCCACTGGTGCAGCAGGGGCCACTGGGTCTACAGGGGCGACAGGAGCGGCGGGGGACGACGGGGACGATGGTGCCACGGGAGCCGATGGTGTCAGGGGTGGACTCGGATACAAGTTTGATTCCCCTACCGGCGCAGGCGTAACAGCGGGCGGAGATATTCGATTCAATGCCGCGTCGGGATCAGCGACAGTCGTATACATATCGGACACCGATTCAAACGCAACAAACCATGAAGCCTTCCTCCGCACTTGGGATGACAGCGGCAGCACAGTCAAAGGCCACCTGATCGTTCAGTCGGCAACAAAAAGCGACAATTCCTTTCTCAAACTGGAGATCACCTCCATAGCTGAGACCACTGGTTACTTCACGGTGACAGGTGTAAACCGTGGTGGCGTCACGTTCCTCGACAACGAGGATGTCGTTCTCCAATTCGTAAGAACCGGAGACGAGGGATCAACGGGGGCCACCGGATCCACCGGGGCCGCGGGATCAACGGGGGCCGCGGGGGCAGACGGTGCCACCGGAGCCACCGGGGCCGCGGGATCAACGGGAGCCACGGGAGCCACGGGGGCCGCAGGGGCCGCAGGGGCAGACGGGGACGACGGTGCCACGGGGGCCGCTGGATCCACAGGGGCCACCGGAGCCACAGGTGCGACAGGAGCGGCGGGGGACGATGGGGATGATGGTGCCACGGGAGCCGCTGGTGCCACGGGAGCCACCGGGGCCGCGGGATCAACGGGGGCCACAGGGGCCGCGGGGGCAGACGGGGACGATGGCGCCATCACGGCCTTGAACAACGCGACCGCGGACGAGCTGGTCACGGTCGGCACCACGACGACCCAGTTGGATGCCGAATCAACCCTCACGTTCGACGGCAACACGCTGACGCTCACCGGGAACGTGTTTGTCGATGGCGGGGCCGATGTCAACCAGGTCAAGATCCAAAGCCACAGCACCCAGACCTCGAGCCCGTTTCTGGTTGAGAGTTCGGGTGGAACGGATGTCTTCGAGGTGACCGGCAGCGGCAAGGTCATCAGTGCGGCCGGTGCCGAGTTCAAGGGCAACTCTTTCACGATGGGGTCCAGCGGGGGGTCCACCAACTTCATCCACGCCACGGGCGCGAACAATCTCAACTTCCGCAACCATAACGCCAACAAAGACCTCCAGTTCGACTTTCCGGCCAGCAGCGGCACGTTGAACTTGAGGACACACAACGGGAGTTCGGCCGTCACGCAGACCAGTCTGGACTCCAATGGGGTATGGACCCACAACGTCGCGATGGTGGCTACGGGGGACGCAGTCTTTAAGGGCGACACCGACGCCGACCTGCTTGTGGTGGACGCTGGGGGGGAAAAGGTCGGAGTGGGCATTGCCGCTGGATCCATGCGGCACAAGTTTGATTGTCGCGGGAGTCGGGGCTACGCGAATGTGCTAAAAACTAACGACTACACGCTCACGGTCGATGATGCGATTGTCTACGCCGATGCCTCGGGACTGGGGATGGGTGCGGATTTGACCATCACGCTACCGACGATTGCCAGAGGTAGAATCTACGAGGTCTACAGGCGAGACGACGGCAGCAGTTCCGCGACGGTCACTGTCACCGCACCGTCTGGCACATTTTTGAACGGATCGGACGGGGGGAGCGTGAGCCTAGGGACGCAGTATGAAGGGGTTCGCGTGGTCGGGATCCACGCAACTGACGACTGGCTCGTTCATGAAATGCATGCGGTTTCAGGAGGAGGAGGTCCATAATGGCAGCAGTCACCATTACCTACCCCGATGAGTATCGGGATCGAATTGTCGAGGCGATATGCACCCGGTTCTGCTACCCAGAAACCGTCGAGGTTGACGGCGAGGATACGCCCAACCCCCAGACGCCTGAGCAGTTTGCGGCCGACACTCTGGCCAAGTGGGTCAAGTCTCAGGTTCGTAAACATGAGACCGCGAAGGCCACGATTTCTGCCGAGGAGGAAATCATGGAGGAGATCGACGCCATCGAAGTCACCGTGGAGTAGGTCAGAGAAAACCCATAGAATATGGATCGACTGAGCATCGAGGAGAGTTGGAATGTCATACTCAAATGTACGCTATGATCCCAGTACTGGCACGCTCCAGCATCAGAGCCAGAACCCTCGCCAGACCCCGGGGGTCGATAGTCGCGCCGGCCTGACTGGCTACGGATCGTCTTACGGTTGGCAGGATATCGGGAACTGGGGTGGTGGCGAGGCGGTAGATGTCGCCAGCGGCGGCAGCCGGCTGTCCAACTTTCGCCGGCTCCCGATGCACGGCGCCACACTCAGCTACCCGGGCGGCGCCGGCACCACACAGACACGGGTTCCTGGTCAGGAAGGAATAACCGATCCGCTGACGACCTACGGCGAGTCGATGGGCGGGGTCAACTACCGCATGCCGTTCGTCCCACCACCGAGCAAGCCGCAGGGCTTGGATCAGACGCAGTTGGTCGAAGCGGAGATGCTCAGGCACTACCAGAAAACGAAGGGGGACCGAGGACACACTGACGCCCAAGCACTCAAGCAGATGTACGATGACGAACTGAATTGGGCGAACAAGAAGAAAGGATCGCCGTGGAAGGAATCGGCGATCAAGGCCGTGCTGGCCCAGCAGACACAGGAGCAGCAGGAAGAGGCGAAATATTGGAACGAGTATAGATACGGCCAAGGACTAGATTTTCTCGAACAACGATTCGGAAACGTCATGGGCCAGTTGGAAGGGCTCGGCGAGAACGAGAAGCGGGAGATCCGCGACAGCTTTGCGGGCTTACAAGGCAAGCTTGACCAGCAGTCGCTCGGTGCCGGACTCACGGGGACCACGGTACGTGGCGCTCAGTCTCGGGGCTTGAACCGCGAGCAGGAGCGGGCGCTCGGCGAGGCCCGCGAGACGGCGATGAAGCAGCGGCTGGGCTACGAGACGATGCTGACCTCGGATATCGTCAACTTCATTCAACAGCGGAGCGATGTCTACCCGAGCGTCAGCGACATGGCCAACTTGTATTTCGGCTACGGAGCCAGCGGTGGCGGTCAGGCGGCACCACAGGCCAAGAGCAGTATGGGGTCGGCGGCGGGGGGGATTGGCGCCGGCTTGGCGCTGGCATTCCTGTGTTGTTGGATCTTCCTCGAAGCCCGATACGGCGACGGCACTATGGACAAGGTGGTCCGGCGGTTCCGCGATGAGATGATGAACGCCCGCAACCGCCGCGGGTACTACAAGATGGCCGAGGTCCTGGTCCCGCTGATGAGGCGGCACTGGTGGGTCAAGTGGCTGGTGCGGCTGACCATGACCGACCCGCTGGTCTGCTACGGCAAGTGGCACTACAAGCAGCCGGGCGTGTGGGGCAAGTTGGGGTGGATCTTCGCCCCCGTGAAGTCGTTCTGGCTCTCTACGTGGGAGTTCCTCGGCGGTGAGTTTGAGTTTGTTCGAGCCAATGGTGAGGTGGTCTGATGCCTATTGTTGTTTCACATCAGCCCAGCGCCTCGCTGACGTTGCAACTCGCCGAGGCCGGCGGCAAGGGCGAGTACCGCAAGTGGCACGCCCAGTTCGAGCAGCAGCAGGAGGATCAAAAGACTCAGGCGTTTCTGGGCGCCTTCGGCATGGGCTCACAGATCGGGCTGGCCGGCAAGCAGATGAAGCATCAGAAGTCGATGCAAGCGGCCCAGTTCGCCCAACAAACAAAGATGGGGAACATAAGGAGTGGGGTCACCGCGGCGGCCAACGCGGCGACGATTCAGAGCGAGTCGGCGGTCAGGGACGGCAACCGCAGGATATTCCAGAGCATTTTGGGGGGAAAGAACCCTCTTGCTTCCGCGGCTAGCATGAGGGAAATACAAGCGCAGGTGGAATACTTCTCCCGGGCGTCGTCAACCGACCCGGGAGCCTCGAGGACAAACAGCGCGTGGAACGTCGGCCGGAAGATGCTGCAAGAGTATCGCGGCAATCAACAGGCGGGAACGGTTCGGAGTATCCTCGGAACCGAGTCTGCGCATGCAAACAGAACCGCCGCGAAGATTCAGGCTATGGCCGGTCTGGATCAGCGGATGGGAGTCATGCCCGATCAGGCGTTGGGGATGCAGGAGTCAATCGCTGCCAAGACGCCATCGGGTGTTGTGATCTATGAGCCGAACGAGCATGGACAGGGGGGGCTGGTCGGGACGGCAACCGACCCCAAGAACTCGATGTATACCGGGGCATCGGCCCGCCAATTTCTCGAGGGTACTAAGGCCAAGATGCGGGTCGAGCAGGATCGGTTACAAAAGCGAATCCAGAAGGAAATCGAGAACAGCCGGCACACGGTTTCACGAGTGATGAGCGAAGACGGGAACGTGCTTCTCGGAATACGGAACGTGCGGGATAAAGTAACCGGCATAGAGAAGCAGGTTGACTGGCCAGAACTGGGTGACCAGTTTGAGAAATACAGGGCCAGCCACCTCGAACCCTATGCAAAGATGATCTACGGCAAGGCCAAGAACAAGGTCGATGGGGCCGTCAAGGCGTATATCGATGGCAAGCAGGGGATTGAGGGGGGGTCTGGAGAAACCCAGTTTCAGGTAACTGACCGAAGCCGACCGTCAGGGTTCAGGCCGGTGCGGGTGTTCCGGTGGTCCGGTGGCAAGATCTATCTCTCGGATTTGCCAGACAATCAGGGTCGGCCAGAAGAAGAATGGCGGTGGGCGGCCGGCTTCCTCGGTGTCCCCAAGGAGGTCCGCGGCGCTCCCAAGAATCCCGATGGCGATCCACTCACAGACCACACGGCCCGTGGAAAACTGAAATGGCCACCGGGGCCAAACGACCCCGACTACGATCCCGAAGACTGGCTGATTCCCCCCGAGCCTAAAGCGATGCCGGCATCGCGGAAGGAGTGGTACCAGGACTTGAAAGAGACGGCCGACCGGCACAAGCATGAACCGGAACACTGGTCTGTGCTGCTCGCGAACAAGCTCGGGCTGATGGACGGCGTGACCATACCCAACAAGTACGATGAAGACCCCGAAGGGGGGTTTCAACCCGAGGACGCCGCCGGCGGGATCGGAGAGCCCCTGCGGCCACAGGCCCGAACCGCCACGGGTGTCAACCTTCGGGGAATGTCCACGCCCCAGCGGATTATGGAAATGTGGAAGTACGGGAAGCGTAAGGGCTTCATTCCCGAGGGAACCCCAGACCACGAGATGCCAACCGACATTGGCGAGATGGAACGGATGGTCCGGTCCCATATCCTTAAGGGGAAGGGGGCAGTCGGGCCGCCGGGTGACTTTGTGGGGCGTCCCGAGGGGGGCAAGGAGGAGGCGGGATGGCAGACCTCGTTTGATCCCAAGTCGCCGTATCAGGAAATGAGAGGACGTGGCAAAGCGGCCATGGGGGCGGTTGTTGATATCGAGAAGAACATCAAGTCTGCACCGAAACCGAAGGCCGCAATCACGGGGAGTTCGTCAAAGGTGGGTGCAGATTTCGCCCTGAAACAGCGTCAATCCCTTAAGGCGATCACCGTGTTGAAAAGGTGGCTCCCCAAGATCGCCGACCCCGGCCAGAAGATGGACCCCGGTGAACTCAAGGGCGTGGGGGTGGTCAGTGAAGCGGAGATCAGGAAGCGGGTCAAGGAAGCCCTCGCCACACTTCAGAAGCACGGGTATTGGGATCCCAGCCTCGAGATGTCGATCATGGAGCAGGGTGGCGTCCCCGAGGAGCGGCCTGAGATGGGGCCGATGGACCCGCCGCAACCTCCGATGCCTAGCGGGCCTCCGCGGTAGCCATGGCAAATCCCCTCACTGACATCTTCAGCCAGTTATCTGACCCCCAGAGCGAACAGCATCTGGCCGACGATCAGGCGATTGAAAACTACGTCTCGGAACCGCCGTTTGTCTCAGGGAGGCCGGATGCGAAACCGGCGTTCTACGAAGACCCCATCGAGGACGAGGACGTTGCCTCGTTTGGCCCCCAGTCTCGGCAGAACATCGAGAAGGTGCGGGCCGGTACGGTGTGGGGGGTGCGGCCGGCTTTCCAAAAGGACGTGGACAGATACCGGCAGATGGTGGACTACACCTCTGGGTCCGAGGACATCAAGCGGCTCGTCCGCGCGATGGACAGCCACCCCAACTTTGCCAAGATGCCCAAGGGCTGGCAGGAGCAGAAGGCGGTGGGAATGATGCGATACCTCCAGATGGGGGGGAGCATCACCAAGCCTACGCACTTCAGGAAAAAGAGCGTCATTCTCCCGGGTGAATACCGGAAGAGATTTGAAGAGCTGGTTGGTCGGGTGGAGAAGGGGCAGGGGGCCACCATCCAGAGAGATGACGAGTTCGCCAACTTCCGGCGCCCCAACTATGAAAAGGCAAAGGACCCCCTGCTGGCGTATCTGGGGGGGTCCGAGTTCTTTCCAGAGAGTGCTGGCGAGTCGGCGAGGAAGGCAAGGGTTGGGAAGTCTGGTGTCGATGAATTCCGCAAGACAGCAGAGGGAGAGGAATTCACCAAGACCGCCAACGACTATATCGATTCGGTTCTGGCCGGCGAGTACGACGAGAGTGGTCTGGAGAAGCTGTCCAGACGCGGGGTCACCGGGTTGATGAAGGCAAAAAAGTGGAAGCTGTTTGAGTACATCCTCCACGAGGAGGCAAAGAAGCGGACCAAGGAAGAGCGGGGGATGCTGGTTCGGTTCTTCGGGGGCTGGAGCCAGTGGACCAGGACGGGGCCGCGGACTGTTGCCGAGGGCGGGCGAACCTTACTCACCGACCCGTACTCCGGGGTCTTTGCCGGCGAGGGGTTTTCGATCACGAGTGAGGCCAGAGAGAGGTCCGCGGAGAGGACCGAGCAGATGCACCGGGTCACCCGCGCCCGGCAGCTCATCTTGGGTGAGATCCTGCCAACCGGCCCACGCGAGGATGCCGGCGTCTCCGAGAAGATTGTCCTGTACGGCGGCCAGATGATCCCCGACCTTGCGGTGTCAACGGTGCTGTTCGCGGCCGGAACAGTCGGCGCCAAGAGCCCCGCCTTGGGTGCGAAGCTGGCCCTTGGCTACTGGTGGGCGAGGATCACGCCAGACATCAGGGATCGTCTCAGGGAACTCGGGGTTGACGACAACTACGCTGTGTCGTTGGCGGCCGCCGGCGGGCTGGCCTCGGCCTACATTGAACAGATGCAGATCAAGAAGTTGTTGCCCAAGGGGGTCACCGGCGTCACCGCAAAGGCCGCCCGGGCGGCTGCCAGCCAAAGGATCATGCGGGAGTTTGCCGAGGGTGGGAAGCTGTGGTTGTTGGCAAAGCAAGCAGCAAGACGCAGCAAGGAAGGGCTGAAGCTTGGTGCAAAAGAGACCCTCGAGGAGTTTTTGCAAGCGGTCACTGAGAGTGGGACCGCGGGTGTTGGCGACTACTTGGACACCCGGCTGGATGGGTGGACGCTGACTGAGGAGTGGAAGGGCATCAAGAAGCAGACCGAGCAGGGTGCCTACGCCATCAGCTTCATCATTCTCGCCGGCCGCGGACTCCCGGGCATGGTCAAATTGCCCGGCGAGACGGCCAACCTGAAAAAGCAAGCCGAGGCGTACTGGGAGAACCTTCTCGATCAGACACAGCGAGAGTACCTCGAAGTTCTCGAGGAGAGCGAACCCGGCCGGCAGCGACTGATCGAAGAGGACCGCCCACGTCGTCGCGAGCAGCTCAAGGAGGGGCTCGGTGAGCCGCGGATCGATGATCTGCCGGCAGACCAGCCCGCCGAGAGGGAAGCCGCCCCGGTCCACCCGAAGCCTCCTGCGGGCCGCGGGTGGACGGCCGAGGAACTCATCGAGGAGGATCGGGAAGGCGCCGAGGAAATATCTCAGGGTGTCAGTCGGTCGAGGTTCTTGGCGATCACCGGCGGCGATCAGGGATCCACGAGATACCAAGCGGGCTACGAGACACAGATCAGTGAGCTGCTCAGGGAAAAGGTGGCGGCCGAGACGGCGGCGGCCGAGGAAGAGCGACAGAGGTTGCGGGAAGAGGGGATGGATCAACCAGCCCTGCCGGTAGAGGACTGGGCGGTCCCCGAAGAGGGTGGCACCCTCATCACCCGGGGCGGTGGGCGGTACACCATCCGCGAGGTCGTTGAAAAAGACGGCAAGCGGGTCTACCGGGTCCACGACGTGCAGCTCGATGAGGAACGCGAGTTCACCGAGGACCGGGTCTACAACATCGAGGCGGCCGTGGGCGAAGGAGCCCAGCAGCCGACGATCCCCCTGCGAAAGTTTGACCCGTCCACGATGGAACTCGAAGCGGGCGATATCGTCTTCGACAATAAAGGCAATCGGCACACTGTAGAGAGGGTGACCAGGACCAAGGCCAAGCCAAGCGCCGGCGATCCCACGGGGCAGCTTTCTGTCATCACCACCACTGGCGAGCGGTTGGCCGGCGCGGACGTGACCAGCGTCGTGAGCCGGAACATGGGGGAGAGGAAGCCCTACCGTATCCGCCAGTGGCCGCGGCCCGATGCGGCCGAAGAGGCAGAAGCCGCTGAAGCGGAAGCCGTCGCGGTGGACGAGGCCGAGGTCAATGAGCTGGTCGGTGCGGCCGCCGTGGTCGAGTCGCAGCTTCGAGATCAGGTTGGGACGTCCGGCCCGGTGGCGAGACGAATACAGGGGCTCGTGCTGCGGGCCGAGATGGCTGCCAAGCGGGGTGATTCCCTCGTCGCCCGCCAGTTGCTCAATCAGGCCCGCCGTCAGATCGCGGAGAACCGCAAGCCGGGGACCGAGCCCGAAGTTGCCGAGGAGCCAGCCGAGCAGCCTGCGGTAGAGCCGGATCCACAGCACGTCCAATTGCATGGTCGCGCCAGTGAAAATCAACGTGCAGTGGATGAGGCCGAACGGGCCGCCGAGCAGCCCGCCGAGCAGCCGGAAGCCAGACCAATTATCGCCGCCGACGAACGCGAGCCCCTTCCTGATGAAGTGAGGACGCAGCTGGGGCCGGGACTGCAAACCCTTATCCAAGTCGAGCCCGGCGAGCTGGTCGAGTCTGACATGGACCCCGAAGCCTACGACTTGATCTCCCGCCTCGAGCGGGAGGCTGTCGGTGCCTTCGAGAACGAAGAGGGCGTCAGGGTCTCGATCCTCGCGGAGCCCGGGGGGATCCCGGCCCGCCGGCGGGCTGGTGTCTATTTCAACGGGCGAGCCTACATGGTTCGAGAGTCGCTGGACTTGAAGTCCACCGACACCCGGGATCAGGCGCTCGCCAAGATACGCCGAAACTACCAGCGGGTCTTGGCCGAGGAGCTGACGCACCACCTTCAGGACGTGGACCCCGAGACGGCTCAGAAACTCTGGGAATACAGCATCGCCGAGGATCCCGATGGTGTCTGGAATTCACTCGAGGAGTACGCCGAAAAGGCCGGCTGGGAGCTGCCCCGCCTCGCAACTGAGACCACCCTCCGACGCCTCGGTATCCCCAAGGCTGTCCGCGGCGTTCATCCCAATCAGGCCAACTGGGACGCCCTGTCGAGTCTCCAGATCGCCGAGGCTCAGGCGAACTACGTGGCCGACCACATGGGCGACGGCCTCTTCTGGAACCGGATGGCCAAGAAGAACCGCAACCTGTTCCAGAAAATCCTCGACGCGATCCGCACCCTGTTCTCGAACCTGCGGGGCCGCACCACTGTGGACCCGGTGACCGGCAAGCGGCGACAGGTCAGCGGCCCGACCTACCGCCGGACGATGGACGCGGTCCTCGGGGCTACGGCCAAAACGGCCGACGTTGCCGACGAGACGCGAGCGGCGGTGGGCGAGCCCCTCGACTACCGGGCCGGCCGGGCAATAGCTGCCCTCGAGGGCGCCAACCGCGGCAACCGCCCGTCCACGCCGATCGGGCTGGGCCGCGAGGAGTACGCGAAAGACAAGCGGCACCACGTTGCCATAGCGGCTGACCTGATAATGGACAGCGGCGCCAAGCTCGATGACTACTGGGCTGTGGTCAGTGGCGTGTACGGCCCATGGAAAGGGATCGGGAGCGACCGGACCAACTTCTACAAGCAGGTCAACCAGTACATCTCCAGAGCCAAGGCTTCGAGGAGGGCTGGCGAAGCACCGAAGGGAACAAAGGCGGCGGGCGGGCTCCACCGGGAGTTCTTGGTAAATCGCGACCCGAAGGTTGGCCAACTCGCCGGCGGCGGGGCGCCATACCTGATCCCCTCCAACATGGGGGACATCAGGGAATCAATGGGGAAAGACTACCGCACCCCTGAAAAGATCGCGGAGAAGCAACGGGACGCGCTGTCGGCCCTCAACAGGCTGCTAGAAGAACACGCAGACCCGTTCTCGGACTATGACTCCGCGTTGCGTTTCATGACCGACCTGTATCGGATCGATAAGTGGGCGCCGTCGCCGCCGATGAACCTTCTGGCGATGCGGAAAGACCCGGGTGTCGCGTCGGCGTTACTGGGTGGGCTGAACGAGGACCAGGTTGCCAACAGCGAACACGGTCTGGCGGTAGCCCAAAAATTCCGCGAGAGGCTTGCGGATGGTTCCATGACCGCAGACCACACGACCCTGATGGCGGGATGGGGGATCCTCTCGAGGATGCTCTCACCTTACATCCACGAGTCGGCGGCGATGCATCTCATGAAGTCTCCGGTTGCCCAACAGATCATCCGAGACGCGGTGCGGGGGAAGATGAAGTTAGAGAAGAGAACCGACATCAAGCTGCACCCCGCGACCGGGAAACCGGATCTCGACAAGAACGACAAACCTGTCTACTACACGTTCCAATCTGACCCGCGGTACGAGAAGCTGATTCGGTCGCTGCGGCACATGATCCCCGAGGGCAGCCCGGGCCGGCCGGGCATCGCCAACCTTAATTCCTTCTTCCGCGAGTTCCTGCCACTGATGCAGCGGAAGCACCCGTCAGGCGTGACCTACCTACAGCGGCTGCACGAGATATTCGCCGACCAGTCGATCACTGGGTCCGAGGCCCGCCGGCGGATAATGATGGAGATGCCCCCCGGCAACGGCATCCAGTCAAAGGTCTGGAGTTTCCTGCTGTTGCTGACCGGCCGCACCGACGTGCTGGTGATCGACCGGGTACAGGCTCGCAACCTGTGGGACGACGGTTCATTCAGCCACATCTCCAACCTCTACGACGGGTTCAAGGCTGACGGCATCTCGAGACTCGTGAACGACTTCAAAGCCATTCCGCTCTACGAGGCTCTCGAGAGATCACTCGAGCCTATCATCGCCGAGGTGTTTGAGCGGGCCGGCATCTCGAGCCCGTCGATGGGGAAATTCCACTGGATGAGTTGGAACGCGGCGAGCTTCCAAGAGGCGGGACACGGGTCGCTCGACTACTTGTACGGAACGATCAACAACGACCAAATCTTGATGGAAGACGCCGCCAGCACAGAGGGGCGGTACAACTTCACCGAGTACGGTGCCACCTACTACCCAATGGATCCCATCACCGGCGAGGGGCATAAAATCCTGTGGGATCCCGGCGCCCTCGGGTACGCCTACGAGTTCAAGGACGTGGAGGAATTCAAGGCGTTCCAGTCGTGGATTAAGACGGCCGGCAGTTTCACGAGCGACAGAAAACTGGGCAGGGTGCAGACCGGCGGCGAGAGTGTGCTACCATTGGAGTGGCGGTTGAGGACTGAGCGGGGCGGTCCCAAGCTGATGAAGGTCAACGGGCTGAACCCGAAGGCCATACCAGAAGTCGAATCCCGGCCGTGGATCTTTGCAGAAGGGGTGGATCTCGATGCCATCAACGAACGAGCAGGAGAACTGGACACTGTCCGATATGATGCAGACGCTGGGCGATCTTTCACCACCCGTATTCCTAAGCCCAAGCGACGTACTACAGCAAGGCGAGCCGCCGGCGAGGAAGTCTCGCAAGCAGAAAGAGACGCCGCCCGGGCAAAAGCCGAAGCCCGGTCAGTCCCCAGCGTAGACCCGACCGTCCGCGGGGTCAGCCGGCAGATCACCGAGGAGTGGTATCTCGGTGGCCGCAACTACCCCCAGAAGCTCGGGCCTATCGGAGAACAGGCCCGCGAGGCAGTCGCCCTCGACTTCATGGGTGAGACGAAACGGCTGCTCGACAAGGCGGCCGCGGGTCAGGGCTACGGCAGCAACCTCGATACGGCGATTGCCAACGAGCTGCACAACAAGTGGATCGACAAGGCCGTCGCCAGCTCCCACCTCCCCGAGGCCGAGTCGCTCAAGATCTGGGAGCAAACCCGGCAGGTGATCGAGGCGGTGCGGTCTACCCGGGGTACGGTTGCGAGAATGATGCGGCAGATGCACGACCCAGAAAAAGTCTCCCGCAGGCCGGGCGACAACGTGTTGCCGCTGTACCCGATTGACCGGGTGGACGCCCTGACCGAGGCGGTGGTCGAGGGGCCGACTCGGTACCAGGTTGCAAGGCACGAGGCCGAGGCCGCCCTGATCAAGGCCCGGGAGAAGGGGCTGACCAAGGGGGTGGAGAGGCAACAGCAGACGCTACGCAACCTCGAGAAGCGGTGGAACACGGCCTTCCGCAAGCTGCGGGACAAGCTGGAGTCCGAGGGCATGGACATCAGCGAGATCTCCGATATCGCCCTCGACCCAGTCAAGGCCCAGCAGATGCTCAACCGCATCGAGGGCTTGAACCAGAACTTCCTCGATCACTACTTCCACTTCAAACGGAACATGGCCCTGTCGGCGCTCACCACGACCGGGGCCGATGTGTTCTCGACGGTCGGCTTCGGGGCTTACGCGATGGGCTTCGAGCGGGGGATGGAGTCGCTCCAAAACTCCGCGAGGAAGATGCTTGGCAAGGAGATCGACTACGACGCGGCGACGTGGGCTGAGTTCAAAGACATCATGTCGGCGATGGGGCCGGCCATCCGCAAGGCGTTCAAGAACTCGATCATGACCTTGATGACCGAGAAGCCGGTGTTGCAGAGGTACGTGGATCAGTCGGGCCAGTTGACCGGGAGAATGGGTAGCCTGAAAACTGGTGGCGGCTTCGGCTGGAAATGGCCGGGCCGGCTCGTCAGGGCGTTCGGCTACAGCCGGCTGCTGTTCACCGACGAATTCGCCCAGACGTTCATCGGGTACACCGAGGTCGGTGCCATGGCCCGCCGGATGGCGTTGCAATCGGGGATCCAGTCCGGCACCGACGCAATGAAGGAATACATCGAACACGCGGTGGGGGACTTCACCCACGGGGCGTGGGACATGGGGCTCGACCGGGCTCGCCGGGCAACCTTCCAGAAAGAACAGGGTGAGATTGCCGAGGGAGTCAAGAAGGTTGCACAGAGTTTCCGATCTGTCCCGTATGTCGGCTCGGGCTACCTGCGGTTCCAGATGATGTTCCTCAACACCCCGATCAACATCCTCGCCGAATCGATCAAGATGAGCCCGCTGGGAATCTTCGCCCTCCTGCTCGACTTCGGATTCAAGCGTCGGTCGGCCGGCGGCACCGGGGTTCCCGATGTCAGCCGCCGGGTCATGCAGCAGCTCGTGAACGGGATCGCGATGCTCGGCTTCTACTACGCCTACGACCCAGACGACCCCATCATCACCGGGACACAGGGGGTCTGGAGCTGGGATGAAAAACGACAGGCCCGCCGTACCATCCCGGCGATGAGCATCAAGGTGCCGTGGTCCGAGGACGAGAAGGGCAACCCTCTCTACCTGGACTACTCACGCATCGAGCCGGTATCTCTGGTCTTCGCCTCGATGGTCGATTTGATCGTGGCGTGGAAGCGTGGGCCGGATATTCCCAAGAAGCTCGAGCTGGCTGCCAAGCAGAGTGCGTTGACGCTCGCGGACGTGACGCTCAACAAGAGCTACCTGAAGCAGCTCAATGACATTCAGGAGATCTGGACCGCCCACGAGGAGAAAAAAATCTGGAGGATGCTGGCCGACTACCAGAGCCGGCAAGCCGTCACCGCCATCCCCAACATCCTCAAGCACAGCCTCAAGCACGGCGACGAGTATTTCGCACAGCGGACGGTTCACGGCGTGAGCGACGACGAGTACTTCAGCCGGCTGGCCAAGCGGACGATCCAGCGAACCGAGCTGCACCGCTGGTGGGGGGAGGAGATGCAGGACGTCCGCAAGTACGACGACTGGGGCCGGCCAGTGAAGACCTCAGAAACGATTGGGTTCCTGAGCCCAAAAACGTGGAGGATGCTGGTTCCTGCCTTCGTCAAGCGGGTGGACATCTTCGTCGGCGACGAGATCCTGAGCAACTACAGCTTCGACAACCCCGACGACGAGCGGAACACCCCGCGGCCCCAGCGAGTCTACGTCAACGCCGCGGGGGAGCGGGTCAGCATGACCGATCTGCAACTCAACATTGCCGAGCAGAGGATGGGGACGGTGGCGAGAGAACTGACCACCATGTACACGTCCCACTTCAGCGAAGAACAGCGGCAAAACCCGACCAAGGAAATGGCCGACCTGGTCCGAGAGTCGTTGGCCGCCGGCCGGACTGAGGCTAGGCGGTTCTTGGTCGCCCACTGGAACAAGGACAAGCCGCTGCCGACCGACTGGGAACAGGTTGCCCGGGATCTACACGCCAAGCAGATCCTGAGCAAGGCCAACGCCGCGGCGAGCAAAACGGCAGCCTACAAGTGGAGTGTCCACGGGGTGGGGCTCGAGGGTCGTGCGGTCCATGAAGAGATGAAGGTCGAGAACGAGAAGAAGGCCCGCGAGGCAATCGACTGGTTGAAGCTGCGGGGCTTCAGCAACGACGACATCTACTTCGAGTCCACCAAACGCAACAGGTCCAAGTTGAACCGCCGGCTGATGGATCAGTGATGCGGGTGTTGACATATTTATGCCCGTCATGATATCTTCTTCCGCGGCCGCACCGGACGCGGCGTAACCGGCACGGACGCCGGCGCGGGGGGATTCATGATCAGCGTGGGATCACTGTTTTCGGGATGTGGTGGTATCGAATTAGGTCTGTGCCGGACTGGTCACTTCGACATCCGGTGGATGGTTGAGAAGGATGCTTTCGCAAGACGGATCTTGGACCGGCACTGGCCCGATGTGCCCAAGCACGTTGACGTGCTGGACTTCCCCGGGAAGTACTGGCACCCCGGCCAGTTCGAGGTGGATGTCATCACCGCTGGCTGGCCCTGCCAAGATTTCAGCAAAGCCGGCCGGGTTGACCTCGGATTGCAGCGAGGACTCGACGGCCGCCGCAGCGCCCTCTTCTTCCAGATCATTCGCGTGGCTCAGTTGCTCAAGCCCCGCTACCTCCTCTTGGAAAACGTACCAACGATCCTTGTTCGAGACATGGGTCGAGTTCTCGGATCACTGGCCGCTCTCGGGTTTGATGTCGAATGGACGAGTCTCGAAGCTGCCCACGTTGGACTCCCCCAAAAACGACGACGAGTTTTTATCGTGGCCTACCCCCACGACCCGCGACTGGAAGGACACCGGGTGTTTGGCGAACGTGCCGGAAAACTCGCTGCTGGGCCGCGTGTTCAAGAATCGAGTCGGCCTGAACCTCGACCCCCTCTTCAGCGAATGGTTGATGGGCTTTCCGTACCAAATCGAGTGGACAGAACCCGAGCCATCGGAAATTCAGTCTGCCCGCTCATCTCAGAATGGATTGGAAACTTGATCGCGGAACACAAGGAGGTAGCCGATGCTGGTGCTGACAAGGCGTGAGGGCGAGTCGTTGTTGCTCTTCAACGAGCGAACCGGCGAGCGGGTTGAAATCACCCTCCTCGAGATCAACGGGACCACGGTGAAGGTCGGGACGACCGCGCCGGACAACATAACGATCCTTCGTACCGAGCTTCTCGAGAACAAGGTCGAGCCGCAGGAGGCGGGCAAATGAGCGACGGGAGATTCTGGAAGCACGGTGTGACGCCATGGGAGTGGTGTCAGGAACAGGGGTTTTTCGCCCAGATCAAGGATATGTGCGAGGGTGAGGACAACGGGCCGGCCATGCGGGCCGCCCTGTCGGGACTGATCGAGGGCTATGCCCACCGCTGGTTCGCGGACAACGCCTCGATGCAAGTCCTACAGGTCGAAGGCACCCACGAGGCCGACCTTGTGAACCTGGACACCGGCCGCTCGAGCCGGACCTACAGCCTCGCGGGCAAGATCGACAAGGTCGTGTTGATCAACGGCCAGACCTGTCTGGTCGATCACAAGACCACGTCATTGGACGTGAGCGACCCGGCCTCGACCTACTGGCGTCGGCTGCGGGTGGACGGGCAGGGACAGATGTACCAGATCCTGCTGATGTCCCAAGGCGTCGAGATCGACCGCGTGGTCTGGGACGTGGCCCGCCGGCCGACGTGGCGGATGAAAAAGATCCCGGCCGCAGCCCAAAAGCTGATGTTCGAGACCACGACCTATCATGGACACGACGTGTCCCGGGAGGCGCGGGAACACACCGCACTGGAAGGCACCGAGGACTGGGAGCTGTTGTCGTACCGGATCGCGGCCGCGGCGATGGAGGAGCCCAACAAATTTTTCGTCCGCACGACCATCCCCCGCACCAAGCCCGAGCTGGTCAGTTTCAACGACAAGTTGTGGCGGATCGCCGACGAGATGCGGCAAGCCCGCCGGCTCGACCTCGATGACCAGATCGAGAACTGGGGCGCCTGCACCATGTACAACACCGCCTGCGAATACCTGCCGCTCTGCTCGGGCAGCGAGACGATGGACTCGGACAAGTGGCAAAACGTGGATCACGTTCACCCTGAACTGGAAATGGAGGATCGCGATGAAAAGAGCTTAGTGACGCACAGCCGGATATCCTGTTTCCTTGCTTGCCGCAAGAAACACCACCTCAAGTACGAGATGGGCCGGCGCCGGGCGGATGACACCGGGACCGAGGCACTGTGGTTCGGCACTGCGTGGCATCACCTGATGGACAAATTCTGGATTGAAAGTCAAAGGATTCAACACGATGAAAGCTCTCGAGACGGGTCACCAGCCAGCGAGGCCGGCCGCCCAGAAGACAGTGAAGACGAGGAACCTGCTGAAGGAGATATCGACCTCGATTGAGGATCGACCTTCGGCCGGCGTCATCTACGGCCCCAGCGGCGTGGGCAAGAGTACGACCTGCGGGGGCATCCCCAAGGCCGTCGTCCAGCCGATGGTGGACGAGAACACTTGGGGCAACCTGAAGCGGGCCGGCGTGGTGCCGGGCAAACTCGCCACCCTGCCGCCGGCTGAGACGTTCACCGACGTGATGGACGGGATGCGGTCACTGCTGGACCAGGACCACGACTACAAGTCGTATGTCCTCGACAGCGTGACCAGCTTCGAGCGGAAGCTGCATGAACACGTGTGTCGGGAGTCGTTCAATAATGATTGGACCGACCGCGGATTCATGGGCTACATGAGGGGTTACGAGGTCGCGCTCACCCCGCTTCGCGAGGCGCTTGACCTCTGTGATCGACTGCGAGATGAAAAACAAATGTCTGTTTTTCTGATCGGGCACTCGGTGGTGAAGACGCACCGCGACCCACGGCTGTCTCCGTTCGACCGTCACATCTGTGACCTGCACCACAAGTCGTGGAGTGTGATCCACCGATGGTGCGACTTTGTGTTCTTCATGGATTTTGTGGTCGATGTCACCGAGGAGGCCGGGCGAGGCAAGGGCCACGGCGGTGATGAACGGCAATTCATGGTCACGTATGATGCGAGCTACGATGCCAAGAATCGGTTCGGATTGACCGAGTCGATTTCGGCTGGTGATGCTGGCAGCGATGCGTGGGCGAATATCTCGAAGGCGGTTAAGACCGCGAGAAAGGCGAGTGCTTAATGAATACAGCGAACGAAGAGATTGCGAGGTCGATTATGGTGTCAGGGGACAAACCGAAGCGGCGAAGGGTCTCTGCCGCTGGCCGGCGACGAATGTCCGAGGCTGGCAAGAAGCGTTGGGCCAAGTCCAAGGAGGAAGAGACGAACGGAGAGGTCGTGAACCTTGGGGCCATTCTGACGGCCGGCCCGCTGTGCCTCAAGTTGCGGCAGCTCGTCGGCACCGACACTGCCATCAAGATGCTCAAAACCTTCGAGGCGAGCTTGGGAGTTGGTGGCACCAATGCCTGAATACGACGAAGGCCCGATACGGGCGGCCGTGGTGTCTCAGGGGTTCGGCACCATCGAGAAAACCGGCACCCAGTATTTCGCCCTCGAGGTGCTGCCCGAAGGTGGCGCATTCCCGCGGACGATCAAGCTCTGGGTGAATTCCGAGTCGAACCTGCAACGGGCCAAGGCCCGTCTGACGAGCCTCGGTTGGGACGGCGAGACGTGGGTGGCTGTCAATCCCGACCACCCCGATGGTCACTCGTTCGTCGGACTGACGCTGGACCTGGTCAACAAACACCGGGATGGGTTTGATGACCTCGACTTCCCCGGACCCCCCGGGGGTGGGGCCAGCGGCCTAAAAGCGGACGTTGATCTGGCCAAGAAGCTCGACCGACTGGGCGGGAAAAAGGCCAAGAAGAAGACGGTTGAGTCCGACCCCAAGCCCGAGCCGGTATCATCCCCGCCGGCGGACGAGGGCGACGACGATGAGGTGCCATTCTAGGCAGCTCACGGCGGCTGGCGTTGGGCCAGTCCTACCGGGTTCGACTCCCGGCCGCCGACTTGGCCGAGTATGGCCATAAGCAGGTCAAGGAGGTTTACCTGCCAGTGCCTCCGCGTATAGACCTGCTTGCATGGCAGGTGGAGTGCTGCACCAGCCGGCGACTTGCCGGGGGGTTCGGGCAAAAGGGAAAGCAGCCAACTCCAGCGTGTGACCGAAGTCGAACTGGAAACCTCAAGAACAAGCTTGTTCTTAGGAAACAGGTGACGAGGGAGCGACAGGGCGGGGTGCGCCCACGTTTCAACTAGGGGGAGGTTCTATCATGGTGCAAATTCCTAAGTTCGACGGCAAGACTTACGACCCGAGACTCGACCACGAGCGGCTCGGCACGAGCCTCGGTCGGGTGTGGATGCTGATGCGTGACGGCAAGCGGCGCACGTTGGCGCAGATCGCCGAGGCGGTGGGGTGCAGCGAGGCCGGCGCCTCGGCCCGGCTCCGCGACCTGCGGAAGTCAAAGTTCAGCGAGCAGCTACCGACCGACTCGGTCAGCTCCTCGCGGGGCGAGGGCGGGCTGTGGTGGTACTGGATCGTGGTGCCGCCCGGGGCAGTCAGCAGCCAAACGACCGAGGCCAAGCAGTTTTTCCAGAAGCAGCTGTTCGATATGAGGCGGGCATATGTCTAAGTCACAAGCCCTCGAGGTCTACATGGCCTACCCGCGGAGATGCGCCCGCAAGTACGCGCTGGCGTGTATCGAGAAATCGCTGAGAGACCTGCCCTTCGACGAACTGCTCGACCGGGTGAAGCGGTACGCCAAGTTCTGCAAGGACCAGGACCCCCAGTTCATCCCGCACCCCTCGACGTGGTTCAATCAGGGGCGGTACTACGACATTGAGGATGACCCGAACTGCTGGCCGGCGGCCCCCGAGATCCCCGTGGCCGAGGCGTGGGAGATGGTGCGGGAGGCGATCCGAACCCATGGGGGTTTGAAAGCCCGTGACATCGTCCCGGCTATTGTTTACGATGCGGCCAAGAAGGTTGGCTGGCAGAGGTTGTGCGATATGAACGACTTCAGCCGGGCTGACAACTTCAAAGCATTTGCGAGAGCCTACGAGGCAGGTCATGGAGGATCTCGAGCGAAGGATCTTGGAATTGGAGTCCAAGCTGAAGAGTGAGACGGGGGGAGACGGGGAACCGGGAAATATCTGGAGGGTGATGGATGCCCATTCGTCCCGTCTCGAGAAGCTCGACAGCGTGATATGGCGTGGCAACGGAAAAGACAGTCTGGTCGCCCAGCTCGTTCGCTTGCGAACGGAGCTTCGAGTAGCCGCCGTAGTGCTTGGGTTTTCTGTGCCGGCGTTATATGCCTTCTTTCAGCACTACTTGCAGACGCACTAGCAGGCGCCCGGGAGTCGAGCGTCAACGTCGGTGGTTGCAGCGGGACCATCATTGCGATCCACGGCGACACCGCGTGGGGGCTGAGCGCTGGCCACTGTGCAGGCAAGCGGGGCGCCGGGACATCTCTGGTCCTGCCAGACGGCTCCCGGGTCACCGCGACGTGGCGGTACATCGACCGCGACCGCGACCTATCATTGTTCTCGTGCCCGTCGAAGGGGCTCGAGTGGACACCAGTGGGCGCCGGCACCACGGGTAAGCTGTCCGGCTTGAGCTGGCCCAGCGGCAAGGGGCTGTGCGCGACTGTCCTGGTCCCAGACAACGGCAACTACACCACGGGCCTGAAGGTCGGCCGGTCAGCGTATCGGATCAAGGCCGGGAAGTTCCGCGACGGCTCGAGTGGGGGCGGGGTGTTTCAGGGTGGCCGGCTGATCGGCGTGGCCAGCCACGGCCGCGACGACAAGGTGCTGCTGGCCTGTGAGCCCAAACAGCTCGACACCTTCCTGAGAGCCGCCCAGACGGCCGTCAAGGTGAGTCTGATGTCTGGGGCTCCACCAGCTCCCCGGGGCTCTCTTGAGCCGTCTGGGAGCCTTCTCGAGGGCCCACTGAAGGGTGACCGTGACCGTGCGGCTGCTATTGCCGCCATCCGGCAATTCCTCGTAGACTTCAAGCCACCAGTGCCGGCTGACGCCAAGCCGGACCCCCAACAGGCTCAAGAGATCAGGGATATCAGAACCGCCATGGCCCGGCTCGAGTCCCGACTGGGAGATCTCGAGAAGATCGAGTCTCGATTGAGAGATCTCGAAGCCCGGTCCAAGCAGATGCCGAATTTTCGCGTCGAGTTAGTGATTCGACTGAAGCCAACCCCTTCTATTGTGAAAGTGAGAGAGCGATGAATGAGCAAATTTCGATGCAGATGCAGCAGGACTTCGCCCAGAACGGCTCGATCCTCCAGCAGGTGGCGACCAGGTTCAACTCGAACATCGCCCACGTCTCCGAGGAATCGGCCAAGCTCTGGCAACTCAAATTGCAGCTCATCGGCGCCACGGCCCAGAACCTGCTCGAACAACATGGGCAAGCCAATATGCAGACGCAGTTGAAGGCCAGCGGGATGTTCCCGGGTGTCCAGCAGATGCCGGCCTCGCCGGCGGGTAGCTGATGTGGGGGAGTTCACTGATTGGTGGGCTCGCCACACGGCTGACCAAGACCGCCAGCACCGAGAGTGGATCGACGCCCTCTGGAACCCAGAGCGAATCCCAGAGTACTTTGCTGGGCTTGCACGACGCTGCGCTGGCTCAACAGGTGGTGCAGCAGGGGAGGATGGATCGACACTCGATGGCGATGGCAGCGGCCCAGATGCGTGAGCATTGGGGCGGCAACTGGCAGGAGCCCGCGGAAGACGTGATCAACCTCAACTCGCCGACGACCATCCACAACCATCCGGCCGGTGGTGGCCTGTTGCCCAAGCTATTGTTGGGTGCAGGGCTGCTGGCCGGCGGTGGTGGTGCGGCGATGGGGGTGCAGTCGCTCCTATCATCTCGCCCGGCCGTTTCGCCGGTCGTTTCGCCGGTCGTTGAAACAAAACGCCTGAGTGATGATGAGGTCACCGTAATTGTCGAAAGCCGTGACGGTATTGTCACAGCCAAGGTCAAGGAGGACCAAGATGACGAAACAGAAATTCATCCCGACCCCTGAAGAAATACGCGCGATGTGCGAAGAGATCCGCAAGGGCTGGGACCAGCGGCGGCTCAACCAGCAAGAGCGGCGGCCGGACTGGGACACGCCAGTCCATGAGGATCCCAGCAGAAAAACGGGGGGCTAGCCACTGGGCTGACCCCCCGTTGACACCGGCTGGGGATGAGTCTAGCCGGCATCCTCAATTGGCGGCTCTACCCGCCGGACCATCGACTCGGCCCAGAGCCTAGCGCATCGGTCGCTACACCACCAGCGGTGCCACCGGCCCCGGGCGTCGGGACCGGGTTCATCGTCGGCACGGGTCCGCTGGTCTACTGGGATATTCCTCCCGCACTCGAGGCACTTCGGGAGCCCCCGGGCGCTGAACTTCTGCCGGATCCCGATGGGCCGGCCGTCTTCACTCGTCAGGTGTACCACAGTCATCACTCGCACTCCTCTTCGCACCTGGTAAGGATTCTCGACACGGTGTTGTGGTGCCAATCGCCACCGTTTCGACTTGCGTGTCCCTCTTCAGTCAGTGTCCGAGCGATGGCCCGTAGACCGGCGCCATCGTCCCGCAGTTCGACCATCCGATCCACGGCCGCCTGTTCGGTCGCATCGGGCCGCAGAGACTTGTCCTCGTTGACAGCCCAGCCGTAGGGCGGCTCGGCCGACACCCGCCGGCCAATGCGGACGTACCGCTTCATGGCCTGCGAGGTGCGTTCGCCAATCACCCTCCGCTCAAAGTCGGCAAACAAGGCCAACTGCCCGAACATCAGATAACCGGTGGCCGTGCTGGTGTCGATGCTGCACCCGCCCTGATCGGCGAGGTGGAGCGTGACGCCCATGGACGACCAGTCGTCCACGGTGCGGCCGGCCTCGGGGTAGTTGCGGAACAGGCGGTCCACCTTCTGGATCACCACATGGCTGCCCTTGGCGACCAGGTCCAGCAATCGCCGGCCCCCGGGCCGCTCGGACAGTGGCAGCTTGCCGCTGGTGTACTCGTCGGTGATCACCTCGGTGACCTCGAGTTCGGCCAGACGGCAATACTGCCGCATCCGGTCAATCTGATTGTCGTTGCTCTCGACCACAGCCCCGTCAGGTCGGGGGCTGAAGCGGGCGTAGAGCAGCGTCTGCTTTGCTAGCTGTATCATTCTTCACCTCCGAACATATCGTCGAAGCACCTGCCGCAGGTGCCCGTCATCAGCAGTTCCCGGTCGGCCGGCGGCAGGTGCGGGAAGGCGTCCTGTATGTAGGCGCCGGCCTTCCACGCCACGAACCCGCCCAGTGGGACCGTGAGGCTCCATGCGTCCTTGCAGACCGGGCAGTTGCCTTTGACTACGGCCTCGGGTTGTTGTCGTTCAGCTACCATCGTCTCATCCCCTTATGCGAATCGCCTGAGTCCTATCACCGCCGGCCCCGGGGCGATCCCCGGGGCTCGGCACTCGTCCCTGTCAGCTTCACGCGGGTGCGCTGGTCACCCCAAGTTGAAAGCAGCCGCCGTCCTTGTCCTGCCCGAACAGGGCGCCCGGGCCGTTGCCCTCGGGATCCTGACTGGCGTACAGGATGCTCCCGTTTTCCAGTTCGAGGGCCACCGTCGTCGTGTGCCAAATCTCGTTGTCCACCTCAGTCTGAGTCAGTTCCCGGGTTCCGACGATGCGGAGGCCGTCGATGGGCCAGTCGCCGCCCGACGCGGTGAACTCCTCGACCGGCTCGTCCTGGTTAGCGACGAGTCGTTCGTTCCGTTCCCGTATCGCCTCGCCCCGAATGTCGTCCATGTAATCCTGAGCGGCCCACTTGGCATCGGACGCCGAGGCGAAGTGGCCGACCAGAGTGTTGGTGTCGTCGTGCCACAACCGGACCTCGCCCGCCTCGCTGCCATCGACCTCGGCGTCCCATGCATTCAGCGTCACAAACCAGAACCGGCCGCACTGGCTCATTGTCTGGCCTGAGTTGTTCTTCCGCTTCCACTTGATTTTGTGGTGTCCCATCGTCTCATCCCTTCAATTGAAATGCCTGAGTCCTATCACCTCGACGCCAGCCCCCCCGGGGAGCCGGCGTCGAGTCGCGGGGAGCCCCGCTAGTACACCAGTCCGAGCGACTCAACTGCCGCTCGGAAGTCCACCATCAGCGCCGGCAGCCGATCCGCCAGTCTCTCGTCGAGGCCGGCGTCGGTCAGTTCCTCATCGGTGGCGTCTGGCCAGACGGCTGTACTCCTCGCCCGGTCGAGGTTGCGGTCCTTGCCACCGTCTACCCTCAGCGTGGCCTGATAATTGCCAGCGTGGTACACGGTGTTCGCGATGTAGTGCATCGGCCCGTCCGTACTGGTCAGGTGCCACTTGATGAACGGCGCCAGTTCAGGGAACCGCTCACCGATATCGTCGTGCAGACAACCGCCGGCTATGTCCCGGCCACCGACATAGATCGTGCCGGTCACCGAGAACGTGTTGTGTCCGTTCCCACACTGGTCGTCGAACCGGACAACGGCCACGAGTTTCTCGTCCTTGCCAAACTCGTTCACGTACGTCGTTTTGAATGTCAGCTTCTGGTCCTGTGTCAGTGTCGTCATGTCTCATCCCCTTGTGTAAATGAAATGCCTGAGTCCTATCATTGACGCCGGCCCCCCCCCGGGAGCCGGCGTCCTGGTTCCGGTCACCGCTCACTTGGCGGCGGGCTCCTTGACGCAAGTCGAGTTGACCCCGGCGTGCTTGCCCTGCTCGTAGCTGAAGATCGCCACTTCCTCGGCCAGCCGGCGGCCGTCCCGGGCGAGGTACGACTGCACCTGATCGATCCGGGTCAGCGCCCTGAACCCGGCGCTGCTCACGTCTGCCGGCTTGCCGGCCTCGTCCACCAAGGCGGCCAGCGACCTGATCTCGATCAGGTCGCATTCGATCCTGTTGATGACGTGGTCGATGGCATCGGCCAGCCGGTTCTGCACGTTGCCGAGTCGGTCGCTGTGGCTGTTCAGTGTCGCGTTCTTGAAGCTTCTCATGGTCTCATCCCCTGTAGTTGTTGAGGTGATCTGCCTCATCAGCGCCGGGCGATCAGTCCCGGTCGGACGCCCACGTTGGGCGTTTCGGCTCAGTGGATATTCTTGATGCGGTGAGCATCGCACCGGGCCGCGTAGTCGGCGAACGACTCACCGCTGATCACCGGCACGATGCCCGGGCAGTCGGTGGCGTGGCGGTTGAACTCAGCGTGAGTGTCGAACCGGGCATCGCAGGACTTGCACTGGACCTTGACGCCCGGCGAGCGGTCCACGACCTCGGCGAGGATATCGCCGGCCGCCTCGAGTTCCTCATCGTCCCGGGTGTCGGCCTCGGCCTCGGCCTGACGCCTGACCAGTTCCCCGGTGTCCGGCTCAGTCCTATCAGCTTCCTCGGCATCGGCGTCGGCCTCGAGCCGGGCGAGGTGTCGGTCCCAGCCCACGACCGGGGTGCCATCGGGGTGGCGGCTGATGTCGAACCCGGCGTCGTCAACATTCTCCACCCATCGGATCCCGGCGATGTACTGGCCGGCCTTGACGCCCAGCGCCTCGGCGTGTTGGGCGGTCGCCCGAATGAACGGGTGGATGTTGAACCGGAAACCGCACTGGATGATCGAGCCGGCACAGAACTCCGCGCCAGTCCCGGCGGTGCCGATCAGCCAGTATTTGTACCCGAGCCCGGCGCCGGTCACGCCGAAGGCCCGGCCGTCGTTCTCGCACTTCAGTGTCACGATTCGCTTCAGATAATGTGTCATGGTCTCATCCCCTCAATTGGTGTCAGTGGTTGGTCCGCCGGACTAGAGGCCGGACGGGACCGAGAACTCAGACTTCAGGTCGGCCGGCACGGCGTTGTGCAGGTCGAACCAGATTGTGATCGGCTTCTCGCCACGGGCCTTGCCGGCCTCGACGGTGCCGAAGTAGGTGAACCGAACCGCGCGGTTCGATTCCTTCTTCTGGGGGCGGACGAACAGGTGAATCGTCGCCTCCTCTTCGCCGACCAGACGCTTGCCGGTCTTGCTGACCTTGCTGGTCCGGTTCTGCGATTGCCACCGGATCCGCTGGTAGTTCAGGAAGCCGTCGCTGTAGTCGTGGCACTCCTCGAAGTAGCCGCTCGACTTCGACTTGTCGAGAGTGACGAACAGGAACACGTTGACCCCGTCACCGTCGTCCCGGGTGACGCACCCGGTGTTCCAGATCTGCGGGTTGAACTCGTGGCCGAATGCCTCGGCTGCCGCGGGTCGTGAGTACTGCTGGTGAATTGTCGCCTTCATCGTTTCATCCCCTTTGTGGTAGTCTCGCCCCCGGGGTAACCCCCCGGGCGGCTGTCGTTTCTGTCGTCCGTTTTTAGTCGTATTATATATCACCATCGGCATGGATGGAAGCCCACTTCAGATATATCTGACACCGCAGGGAGGCGGCTTGTGGAGAGCAGCAAGAGGGACGGCGACGTGAGGGTGCTAGCACTCGACCCGGGGACCGCGATCACCGCGTGGCTCATCTACGACAGCCAGCCGCCGCACGATGAGGTCGGCCGGCCAGTCGCCTTCGGCATGACGGCCAACGACCTGCTGCTCGAGGCACTGCGGGACCGCTGCCAAACCGGCCAGCCCGGCCCTGCCACCGCGCAAGAATCGGTCACAAATTCACCTGGATTTTCACCTGGATTTTCACCTGGATTTAGCCCAAATTTTTGTTGGCCGCCGCCGCACCGCTTCGACCTGATGGTCTTCGAGGAGATGCAGAGCTTCGGGCTCCCGGTCGGCCGCGAGGTGTTCATGACCATCGAATGGTACGGCCGGTTCATCGAAGCCTTCGCCGGCGGCGACACAACCAACGTCCACCGGGTCACCCGGCACGACGTCAAGATGCACCTCTGCGGATCGGTGCGGGCCAAGGATCCCAACGTCAGGCAGGCACTCATCGACCGCTTCGGAGCCACCAAGCATGAGGCCATCGGCACCAAGGGCGAGCCCGGCCCGCTGCATGGTATCTCAAGAGATGTATGGTCAGCCCTCGGCGTGGCGGTTACGTTCTGCGAAACGTGGCGACCAGAATTTGCCAGCCGGCTCAACGGTCACAGTGCCGGTCACCCCGAGGGGTAAAGCTGTGACAACCGAGTGCCGGGGTCGGCCGCCGACCACACTGCCCCGGGCCAACGCCAAACCTGCATCCCAGGCACCGCATATTCACTCGGACCAGACAGGGGGTCGGACCGTCCCGAGGGGGAGACCATGCCGGCCAAACGCAAACGCAACTACCGACGCGAGTACCTCCAGTATCACGCCAAGCCGGCTCAGAAAAAACGACGAGCCGCTCGCAACCGAGTCCGCAGCAAACTCGAGGCCACCGGGCGAGTGGCCAAGGGCGATGGTCGCGACGTCCACCACGTCGATGGCAACCCACTCAACGAGTCGAGACGCAACGTGCGAGTCATCAGCCGCTCGGCCAATCGCCGGATGAACAAGAAGAAGGGCAAGAGGTGAGCCGGCTCCCGGTGGCCCGGCGGCTCGGGCTGCTCAACTTGGACGCCTGACCTGATCGCCCGCCCACGCGCGAGGCGTCGGTTGGTCGAGCCGCGGCGACACCCTCGCACCGCCAACGCTCCCGGCCGGCGCCGCCCCACACCGTGGCACCATCGGACCCGACCGTGCCACCCCCCGGGGCTGAAAAAAACTCGAATCACCGCTGCTGGGGGGTATCGGCAGGCCAGAACGGGCCTCTCGAGCGTCCGGCCAAACCGGACGCATCGGCCAACCTGGATGCGTTTTACGTCGATTGTCCGCTCATCCCCCAAACCCGAACCGACCCCCCACCCCTCTTCGGCGTTAGGTACGTGTTATCCCCCCCGCACCCAAATCTGGACCGGGGTATCGGGGTCTGGTATGCTGACCCATCCGAGACCGAGGAGGGCTACACGACGATGACCACCCAGACTAAGAACCTGGACTTGAGCGTGACTGGGGTCCGGCTCCGCGCCCGGCGTCACGCGCTAGGCTGGACCCAGCAGAAGCTAGCTGGGGAGCTGGGGACGAGTCAGGCGAGGATCAGCGACTGGGAGGCCGGTCGATTCGAGATGTTGTCGAGTACGCTGGTGCGGGTCTGCCGTGTGATGGAGGTCAGTTCGGACCACCTGTTGGGATTACCCGAGTGAACGACGAGCAAGAGGCTCAGGGACTGGAGGAGGCGGAGACTTGGCCAGAGGGTGGGGTTGTAACACGGCCGGACCTCGAGGGGGGCGGTGTGATGCTGGCCCCGATGATGGCCGACTTCATTTCCCAGCGGTACGGTCAGTCGTTCGACACGGTGTACGAGCCGTGGTGCGGCCCGGGCCACATCGGGTTCGAGTTCCTACGACGTGGTCTGTGTCGTGAGGCGGTGTTCTCGGATATCTCCGAGGAGGCGATGGGTTGTGTGGAGCAGACGGTAGCGTTGTTCGGTCTAGAGGACCGTGTGCGGCTGTACTGCGGTGACATGCTCGAGGCGTTGGTCGATACGGACGAGCGGTTCGACCTGGTTGTGGGTAATCCGCCGAACTACTGCGATATCAACCCCGACCACCCCTTGGGGCCGGCGATGCGGAAGGATCTGCGTCCGTTCGACCGGGGCTGGCACCAGCACAGGGAGTTCTACGCGAACATCGGCAACTGGCTACGTCCGGGCGCCTTGGTGGTGGTCTCGGAGATCAACCCCCACTCCGCGAGGGTCTTCGTGCCTCCGTTCCCGGGCGTGGTGTATGACCGCCGTGACGAGCCGCCGATCTTCACGTTCTCGCAGATGATCGTGGACGGCGACCTGCAACTGCTCGAGGTGAGCGACTACATGCAGGGCTGGACTACGGGCGGCCGGATCGGCCACGGCGAGGAGCCGGGCGTGAGCCTGTTCGTTTCGAGGTGGGCCGGATGACACTTGAGGATCGGGAACACCTGCTACGGATCCGCAGAGCTAGCTACGCGATCAGGACAGAAACCCGTCTAGATGCGGCCAAGGCTTACGCGAAGAAGTACGCCCAGTCCTATGGTGCGGAACACTTCGAGTGGCTGATCGCCCGGGTGGAATATCTGGAAGAGCGGCTGGGCGATATCGCGAAGTTCGAGGAGAACTTCGACCCCGAGTTACTCCCTTGGATTGGAGCGCGGGTCAGGAAGGGTCTGATGGCGCTGGGGGTGGAGACCTACGGCAAGCTGGCGGCCCTGACATCGAGCGAGGTCTTGGCGACCAAGAACATGGGCCAGAACTCACTGATGAAGCTGCGGAACGTGCTGGCGACCCGTGGGCTGTGTTTCCGAGACGAGGCAACCGACTACGCCGACAAGATGCACGCGGCAGAGGGCCGCCACCACGAGGCGATCAGCGACCGCGACCGCTGGAAGGCCCGGGCCGAAGCGGCCGAATGGAACTTCCACTCCACCCTCGACCACATCAGGGACCGGGGGGATTGGGTCCGCTTCAACGACCACTGCGCCCCGCCGATCCCGTACACGGTGACCCAATGAGTACCGAGGCGTTCACCCAGCATCTGAAGGACACCGGGTTGTGGCCCGTGTTCAAGGCCCGCCGGCAGGCGTTAGAGATGCATGGGGCTGACAAGAAGGAGTCGTGGATACGGGCGGCTGACGACTACGGCTTCAAGGACTTCACCGGGCAGGCGGCTACCGGGCGTTCTGGCGGGAAGGCTCCATCCGGCCCCATCGAGGGGGCTGCCGCGGACGTGTTCGCTGGCAAGACATCCAGCCTGCGGGCCGACTTCCAGTGGGTGTACGAGCATATCGCCGTGGAGGATGTCGAGCCGGCAGACGCCCCATCCGCCGGCTCATGGGGATTGCTCCAATTCGCTAGGAATGATACAAGGACGTTCTACTCTGAGTGGATGAAGATGGCTGCGAAGGCGGACGACATGGCTGCGATCCATTTGGAGCGTGTCGAAGATGCCGCCCGCACCTCTACTGAAATCACGTCGATGCTCCGACAACTCCGCGCCACCGTTCTCGCAGGAGATCCCGAGGACGGTGGAGGAGAATCTGGAGTGGAGGCGGGAGACGTACACGAGAGCGGCGAGTGACCCCGAGTTTCAGGCGGTCCTCACTCAGGCTTGCTCCGAGGACGTGCTTTTCTGGGTCAACGGGTTCGCGTGGACGTTCGACCCCCGCAAGCCGAACCCCAAGCTGCCGTTCTGCACGTGGCCCTACCAGGACAATGCGTTTCTGGCTCTCGACGAGGCCATCGGCGAGAAAGACATCCTCGTTGAGAAGTCGCGGGACATGGGTGCGAGCTGGATCTGCTTGACCACGTTCCTGTGGCGGTGGATGTATCGCAGTCGTCAGGCGTTCCTGATGGTCAGCCGCAAGGAATCGCTGGTGGACGGGATGTCCGACAGCCTGTTTGCGCATATGGATTTCATCATCGAGGGCTTACCCGTCTGGATGGTTCCCACGTATCGCCGCAACAAGCTCAAATTGTACAACTTGGACAACGGCTCGAAGATCGACGGCGAGGCGACCGTCGAGAACCTCGGCCGTGGTGGCCGGCGAACCGCCCTGCTGGTGGACGAGTTCGCTGCGTTCGAGCGGGGGGGCTGGGACGTTCTGAGTGCCACGGCAGACAATACGAACACGAGGATCTTCAACAGTACCCCCAACGGCACTGGCAACGCCTTCTATGCCCAGCGGCAGGGGGGCACTGCGAGGCTGCGGATGCACTGGTCGGATCACCCCGAGAAGGGGGCCGGCAAGTTCCAGACGGCCGATGGGAAGTGGCACAGCCCGTGGTACGACCGCGAGGTGGGCCGGCGGGCTCATAAGCAGGAGATTGCGACACAGCTGGATATCGACTACGCCGGTTCGGCATATCCGTATTTCGATCTCGACACTCTGGGATCTCTGAAGCACGATTTTTGCCGCGAGCCCGACCACGTTGGCACCCTGCACGTGGAGCCGGGCTGCGAGCCGCGGTTTGAGGAGGACAACGTCGGGAATCTGAACCTGTGGGTCCAGCTCAACGCGGACAACGAGCCGCCCTCGGATCGCGACTACGTGGTCGGGGCTGACATTTCACAGGGCACCGGGGCCAGTGAATCCACGCTCTCGGTAGGGGACCGCCTTAGCGGAGAAAAAGTTGCCGAGCTTGCTTCCAACACGACGCCCGCACATCGATGGGCCGAAGTCGCGGTTGCGTTGTGTCGGATGTTCGCTGGCCCCGGTGGCAGGGGCGCCCACCTGATCTGGGAAGCCACGGGTCCTGGTCGCACGTTCGGCAAAGCCGTCGTGGACGACCTGCACTACGGAAACATCTACTTCGCCCGCCGCGAGGACACGCTGCGTCAGAAGATCAGCGACAAGCCCGGCTGGTTCTCGACCGGCGAGGGCAAGAAGGATCTGCTGGCCAACTACCGCGACTCGCTTTTCGAGCGGGAGTTCATCAACCCGAGCGAGCGGGCTATAGATCAGTGTGCCGAGTTCGTCTACCTGCCCAACGGCAGGATCGAACATGGCGGGGCTCAACTGACCATCGACCCCAGCGACCGGGGCTCCAACCACGGCGACCTCGTGATTGCCGACGCACTTGTGGCAAAGATTATCCGCGAGCGTAAGGTGAAGACAGAGCCCGCGGTTTCGGGGCCGCCGGTTATGAGTTTTCAGTGGAGACGTGACCAACGCCTCTCGGATCTAGCCACTGTTGGAGAATGGACTTAAATGGCATTCACACTTAAGGATCAGGAACACCTGCTACGGCTCCGCACGGCCATGACGGCCAGCCGCCGCAAGCTCGAGCCCTTCCGCCGCCGGCACCGCGAGGCCGTCGAACAGTTCGTCGGGGTCCACTACTCGGACGACGGCACCGACCGCCCGGTCCACGTCAACCTGATCGAGCTGGCCGCCAACATCTACGAGCGAGCCCTGATCGCCCGGCCACCGAAGGTCACGATTCTGACCCGCAACGTGCAGTTCGGCCCCATCGGCCGCAAGCTCGAGGTCGTGATCAACGATCTACTGGGCCGGTTCGAGGTTCACTCGGCTCTCACCCGTGCGGTGCGGAGCGCGCTGTTCTCGGTGGGTCTGATCAAAGTGGGCACCCACGTCACCGGCACTGTTAATGTGGACAACTACGAGATCGACCGGGTGCAGCCGTTCGTCAAACAAATCTTGTTGGACGATTGGGTTCATGACATGAGTGCGAGGGACTGGTCAGAGGTCGGCTACCTCGGCCACCGCTACCGGATGAGCCTCGCCGAGGCTGTCGAGAATCCTGCCTTCAAGAAGTCTGTGCGGGAGCAGCTCTGGCAAGCGGACTTCGAGTCCCACAACGAATCTGGCGACCAGCGAATCCACACGCTGTCGCAGGGATTCGGAATGCTCGATACCGAGTACGACCGGAAGGTCGAGCTGTGGGAAATCTACCTGCCCAAGTTGAAACAGGTCGTAACACTTGGCCCTGTCGAAGGCGAGCCTCCCCTGCGGGTCGTGGACTGGGAAGGCCCAGACCACGGGCCGTTCCACATCCTGTCATTTCAGGAAGTGGACGGTCAGACGATGCCGCTGTCGCCCGTGTCCCAGTGGCGCGGGCTGCACGAGATTGTCAACGGGCTCTACCGCAAGTTGGAGCGGCAGAGCCAGCGGCAGAAGACCGTGGCTGTCACGAGGGGGGAAGACTCCGAGGACGCCGAAACCCTCCGACAGGCGTCGGACGGCGAGGTGGTCGGGGTCAACAACCCCGATGCGATCCAAGAGAAGCGGATGGGGGGCATCGACCAGCAGAACTTCGGGTTCATGCTGCAATCGAAACAGCTCTTCAGCTGGCTGGCCGGCAACCTGGACTCGCTCGGTGGGCTCGGGGCCAGCTCCGAGACGGTCGGGCAGGACGCCATGCTACAGGCGAGCAACTCCCGCCGGCTCTCGGCCATGCAGGATCAGGTGCTGCTGTTCACCAAGAAGGTGCTGTCAGACTTCGGCTACTGGGTCTGGACCGACCCCCTCGAGACGTATCAGGCGATCCTCGAGGAAGAGGGCATGAACACCATCGTAGACACACTGAAGCCAGTGGAGCGGGAGTCTCACAGCTTCTGGCACCACGAGGTGGACGTGAAACCCTACTCGATGTCGTTCCAGAGCCCGGGCGAGCGGCTCTCGGTCATAAACCAGATCGTTCAGGGAGTCGTGCTGCCGTCGCTGCCGCTGCTCGAGGCACAGGGGATGCAGTTCAATATCAACAAGCTGATGGAGCTGTATGCCCGCTACGCGGACCTGCCCGAGCTGATGGAGATCGTCACGCCGGTGCAACAGCTCCCGGGTCAGGCCGGCCAGCCGGTCCTGCCACCCGACGCACCCGACTCGGAAGTCGAGCGGGGGGCCGGCCCGCCCTCGCACACGGTCAACGAACGAATCTCCCGGCCCGGGGCGACCCAGCAGGGAGCCGATCAGGCTCTGGTGCAAAACCTCATGGGCGGAAACCCGCAGCAATCAGAACAAGAGGCGATGGCTCGCCAAATGGGAGGCTAAGAGATGCCAATTGGAACCGGAATCAATCAGGCCATGATGCAGCAGATGTCCTACCCCAACATGGGTGGGCTGATGGGCGGCGGCGGCGGCGGCGGCAGCGGCGGTGGCATGATGGGCGGCATGATGGGCGGCATGATGGGCGGCGGGTCGCAGCAGTCGATGATGCAGCAGCTTATGCAGGGTTCTGGCGGTGCGAGCCCCTTCACGATGGGCGGCGTGGACGCCTACGCCCAGCAGGGACAGGGGATGCCCAGCTTTGGCAACCACGGGCAAGTGGGGGACGCGGGAATTCTCAACCCCGTCATGGGTCAGTTCCAAGAAAAACCCGATTACGACCCCCTCGCTCCATATGCGCCCAAGCAGCAGCAGCAGCAGCAGGAGCAGCCCCCCGGGTCTGGCGGGTTCAGGATGCCCGGTGGCCCCCCGGGCGGCCAACCGGGGGGGATGCCGGGTGGCTGATGATTGACTACCGAAAAGCCCGCTCGAAGATCGCCAACGGCGACGTGATCGCGTTCCATTACTCGAGGTGGTCTCTGTTCAGCCAGCTGATCAGCCTGTGGACCAGGTCACGTATCAGCCACGTGGGTATGGTGATGCGGGTCAACGGGCGGGTCGCGGTCATCGAGGCACTCGAGGGCCGTGGGGTTCGGGTCTACCCGATATCCCTCATCCTATCATCTGGCCGCCAGCTCGAGTGGTACGCACTGCGGCCGGGCATTGACCGCCGGGAGGTTGTCCACGAGGCACTGGCCCACTGGGGCCAGCGGTACGCGAGCCCGTGGCAGTTCATCAGGTCGTTCTCGGTCCTGACCAAGTGGAGCCTCGACAAGTGGGGGATCCGCAACGACATCAGCACCAAGCGTTTTTTCTGCTCGGAGTTTGTGGCTCACTGCCTGAAGGCCGGCGGGCTCGAGGACGACACCGCCCCGTCCCTCATGGCGCCGGCCGACATCTGTGAACTCGAGTGTCTCGAGAGAAAGGGGAAACTGGCGTGGAAGGCTTCAGAATCTGCCCCGGCCGCGTAACCAAAATCGTCGATGCGGACACCATAGATTGCGCTATTTCAGTCGGTTATCACGTAGTGGTTAATGAGAGATTAAGGCTGTGCATGCGATCTGGCGTCGGCCTTGACGCACCGGAGGTCCGCGGCAAGGAACGCGAGGCTGGCTTGGCAGCCACCGCCTACCTCAAGGAGCTGCTCGACAAACACGCACCGGACGGCAAGGTCCTGGTCCGCAGCTTCAAGGCCAAGCAGGGGAAGTACGGCAGGTTCATTTGCAGTCTAGAGGTGCGCGGAACGGAGGGGATGATTTATATCTGCGATCTACTGGTGGCCGCCGGCCACGCTGTCGAGAAGGAGTACTAGATGGATGTCGTCTACAAGGTCAACGGCCAGACGGTCAGCCGTGGCAGTTTCAACAAAAACCCGAAGGGGGCCGGAAACATCATCCGGTCGTGGGAGTCTCGCAAGATAATCAAGTGCGACGGCTCGGGGGTTCACCCCAGTGACCGCGAGGAGGCCATTGCCCACGCCAAGAAACATGGTGTCCCCACGCACTTCGATGAACAGGGCCGGCCTCACTACACGAGCCTGCGCCACCAGACCGACCACCTCAGAACTATCGGATTCCACAACAAGGATGGGATCCATTGAGCGATTTGTGGGCGCCCTGAGCGCCAAATTGCGTTCCACATATTGCGTAACCGTTGCGGTGGAACGATGCAAAAGCCCTTGTTTCACGGTGTTTTGTCGTGTTTCCGTTGCGTGAAATATTGCGTGGAACGATGGAACACCGTGGGCGCCCATATTCAAAACGTGAACACGGATATATCAGAACAGCAAAACCCACAGGTACACCCACAGGTACGCCGACTGTACGAGTCCTCACGAGTCCTCACGGGCGACTGCACGAGTCCTCACGGGACCGCACGGGACCGCACGGGACCGCACGGGACCGCACGGGACGTTTTATCCACCGTGAGTCCACCACAGTACATACAGCAGTACACGGTACACGGTACACGGTACACGCCTTTTTGCGCCCTTTTGCGCCCTTTTGCGCCCGGTTCAACAAACCGAACAAAAACCGAACAAACCGAACACTAAAACCGGATGTCCCAGAACATCCGCCCCATCCGCCCCCCCAGCTTTCCCCGTAAAACAAAGGCTTTTGAAGAATCCGGTTTGAATCCGCCCCCCGTTCGGTTGGGGTGTTCGGCCGAACACTTACCGAACAAACCGAACACTTGTTTCGCTTGTTTCGCTTAATTCGCACCCCTCTTAGGCTGGGAGTTCAGATATGCCCAAGGTTGGAAAAACGCGATACCCGTACACCAAGGCCGGCAAGAAGGCCGCCGACGCCGCTCGCAAGAAGAAAAAGGGCGGCAAAAAAACGCGGTGATTGTACCACACGGCCATACTGTGGTTTTACCCACAGCCATACTGTGGTGAACACCACAATGCCGAGGTCGGGATTCTGTGAGCTGCCGGGAGCGGCTAGATTCCGGTATGGCACGAGAAGATCGCCCACCCAAGAACGTCAAGTTCCCAGTCAGTAAGCCCGTGGAGAGGGTGCGCGATAAGGGTGCCAAGGGGACCAGGAAACCCGACAAGCCCCGAGGTTACTGATGGCCACCGCTGACACAAAAGCTCCCGAGGTTGACACGCCGATCCAGACCACCGAGGAGGCCGCCGCGCTGGCCACCGAGGAAAAGGAATCGGAGTTCTACCTAGAGGAGCCCGACTACGGCGACCTGCTCGGGACGCTGGCCGCGGACCCCGGCGATGGCGAGGAGCCCGGCGAGGATGCCGAGGCTGAACCCGCTCCGATGGAAGAGCCGGCGGTGGACGAACCGCCCCCGGGCAGCGACGACTTCACCAACGAACACTACGGCTACGGCCACGCGATGGGGATGAGCCCCGAAGAGGTGCGAGCCTTCGGCAGCCCCGCAAAGTTTGAGCGGGTGCTGCACCAGATCGGTTCCTCGGTTGGGCAAGACCCGGCGCGAGCCGCGGTGCAGCAGCAGGTGGATACCGACAACCCGGGAGTCGAACAGCAGGAGCTTGACAACCCCGGCGAGTTCTCGTTCGAGGACGAGGACGTGTACGACGAGAACCTCGTCGGACTCAACGACCACACAAACCAGAGATTCGCCTCGCTCGAAGCCAAATTTTCCGAGCTGGAGGGTCTCAACAAGCGTCTTCAGGCCGACGTGGCCGCACGTGAGTTTGACTCCATGTGCGACTACTTGCCCGAGGACATATTCGGCAGGGGCCGGCTCAACGCGCTGGGCGAGGATACTGCCATGAACCGGGTGAAGCTGGCGAATGAGGTTTCTCGCAGCGGACACGGTTACCAGGTTAGGGGAGAGCCCCTGCCACCTCTCGATATGCTCGTGAAGCGGGCGTATCACTCAGTGTTTGGTGATCAAATTCAAGACCGAACCCTCAGAGACATCGCCGACCGGACGGGCAGGCAGGTGAAGCAGACCACCGCAATGCCGACTCACAGTGAGTCAACGGATCTGTCACCCCGGGAGAAGGCCATACAGGCAGCCGCCTCGTGGCACCGGGACAACAGCACCGATCTCTCGTCCGACGAAGGTTTTCTTGAGGGCTAACAACCAGAAAGGTATCAGTCATGGCATACACACCTGACGAATACACAGATCTGGTAACCAGTACGCTGCGTCACCTCGAGCGGAACACTTGGGCCGACATCGTCGTTGACAACCAGCGTCACATAGCGTTGCCTCAGATCTTGCAGAAGAAGCGTGTCGAGTTTGGCAGTGGCTACGGCCACCAGTTCAATGTCCGGTTCTTCAGCAATAACAGTGCGCGAAACGTCAAACTCTCAGAGACGGATTCGCCGACAACCGCCGACACCCAGAAAACGGGAGACATCCCGTGGCGGCACACCGAGTGTCACTGGGCGTTGGAAGGTCGAATCATCAGCATGAACCGCGCACCGTCGCGGCTCGTGTCCCTGCTCGAGACGAGCCGGGTCGATGCGATGACCGATCTCGCAGAGAAGATGGAAGACAACTTCTGGCAGAAGCCGTCTTCCGCTTCCGACGACACGAGCCCGTTCGGCGTTCCGAGCTGGGTCGTTTACAACTCCGCTGCCAACGGATTCGAGGGTGGAAACCCCTCTACATTCCCGCAGACCGGAGCCGGCAATCTCGATTCGGATGTATATACCAGATTCAAAAACTGGACATACAATTACGACCGAATCGATAAGGCAGATCTGATCCGCGGCTGGCGGGAAGCTGCCACTAAGACCGAGTTTCACCCACCTGTTGAAGGCTCCTTCAGCAACATGGGGAACAACTACGGTTACTACACCAACTACACCGTTCTCGGTCAGTTGGAGGAGCTACTGGAATCTCAGAACTCTAATCTGGGCTCAGACGTTGCGAGCCAAGATGGCGCAACCAGGTTCCGTAGAAGCCCCGTCGTGTGGGTGCCGTGGATGGACAACAACGCTGCGGGTCTGCTCTCAGACGCCGGCGTCACCGATCCCATCTACGGCCTGAATTTCAGTGTCTTTCGCGTGGCTTTCCTGAGCGGAGAATATATGCGTACAACGAAAGTGCAACCGCACCCGCTGCATCACCGTCAGCTCGTGCAGTACACTGATTGCACGTATAACTTCTTTGTGAATGACCGCCGCCGCAACTTCGTCCTGAGCAAGTAAGCTCAGAGAAAGGGGGGTCACTATGGCCGTTCTCATTACGGACATTGACCACAAGTTTCTCAAGGAGGACGGGAAGGGCGCGGCCAGCTCGGGCAACGAGTTGGCGCGGTCAGTCTGGTCCGGCCTCAACATCAGTGGTACGCCTCACGCTCGGTTGGGCAACCACACCAACATCAGTTGGCACTTCGACGACTTCAACCCGTTCCGTTCCGCGGACTACGACATCGTCATCGCCTCCTCATGCACGGTCACCGTCACTCCCACTGGCAAGCTCAAGCTGCTCGTGGATGCGACTGGTGCCGATGATGAGGCGGGGTTGCAGGCGATCAACGCAGCCGCGGGTTCTGGTCCCATGATCCAGCTCACGAGCGGCAAAGAGGCCGCTTTCGAGGCTCGGTGCATGATCGACCAGACGGCCGCTACCAGCTTCTTCGCTGGGGTCGCAACGGATGGCGTCAGCAGCTATGTCGCTGACCAGTTGTTCGACGCCAATAACGCCGCTCGTGGAACGATTGACGCCATCGGCGTGTCGATCTTGACGACCGACGCCGGCGTGGCCGACTGCATCTACGGATCCACGGTTGCCAAGGAAGCAGCCAAGACCATCGCAGCCGACACGTGGTTCAACGTGGGTCTGCGGTTCGACGGCTCGGACCTGATGTACTACATCGACGGTGTCCAGAGGGGCGACAAGGTGGCTTTGGCCTCCCTGCCGTCCACGGTTCTGGCGCCGACGTTCGAGATCAAGATGGATGGTGCAGTTGCCGGCAACGCCTACGTTGACTGGTACGCCATCGGCCAAGAAGTCTAGGAGTCGAATTCGCCTTCGCACTCCGTTTTCGCCCGGGGGTCGGGTAACCGGCCCCCGGGGGTTTTTCACATGGCAGAGTCCACACTATCCCTGACCGTAGAAGACCTTCGCGATGCTGTCGCGGAGTTTGTCTACGGTGGCAGTGGCGACTACAGCGACGGCACCTTCACGGCTCAGGAGCAGGGGGTCGTCGAGCGGATCCGTAAGGGCGGAATGCGGCTCGCCTACCACCCACCTCCTATCACGGGCAAGCACCACGAGTGGTCTTTCCTGAGCCCGGTGGCCAGCCTGTTGCTCAATGCTCAGATCGCGGCCGGCACGATCACGTACACGCATACCAACCGGCGGGTCGTGTTCACGACACCACACACGCTTACCGACGCCACCGCACCCAGCTACAAGATCGAGATCGCCGGCATCGATTACAACGTGGACTCCCGCCACGACGCCAGCAACTTGGTTCTCCCCGTGGGCGACAACCCCGGTGCGGATATCACTACCGCGTCCACCTACCGGCTGCACCAAGACGACTACACGTTGCCCGACGACTTCAGCCGGCTTATCGGTGACTTCACGTTCGCCCAAGCCGACAACTCGTGGCACACGGTCAAGCTGGTCGGCGAGTCCCGCATCCGCGCGCTGCGGCAGCGTTCGTCAAACGCGAACGCCTCGAGCGGCGACCCGCAGTTCTGTGCCATCCGGCCGCTGGCGAATGTGGCGGCGACCGGGACCAGGAAGGAAGTTGTCTTCTGGCCGAATGTCGTTTCGACCGCGACCATGGAATACCGATACCGCGTCCGGCCCGACGCGGAGGCTTCGGGTTACATCTACGGGGCCAGCGACCACAGCGACATGTTTCACTACGCCTGTCTGGCCGAGGCCGAGCTGTATCTCGATCACGCCCGCGGGCCGATGTACGAGCGGTTCTCTGAGGCACTGGCCTCCTCGATCATGGCCGACTCCAGCGACAACCAGCCGCGTCAACTGGGGTACAATGGCGACTCGTCCGATGGTATGTCTACCACTGGAGTGGGGCGTCACTACCTGTACGGCGCCGGCATCACCTACACAGACTTCGGAGTAGAGAAATGACTGAAAGACACACGGTACAGGATGCCACGCGGGTTCTCGCGAGCGAGCCGGCCCGGGGCATCACCTTCATTTCGCAGGATGCGGTTCCCAGCGATTCGACCGACACGGTCGGCTTCGCCAAGGGGTGTATCTGGATCGACAGCCTCAACGCCAACATCTACATCAAAACGGGTGCGGATGATGCGGCCGACGCTGACTGGAAGCTGATCACGAGGGCATAACATGACCAGTACCACCTCAATTGTCGGCGACTTCGCCGACCGGGCCTACGGCTACGAGAACTCGGGGCAGAAATATGCCAACGTGACACTGTCGGCCGATGGAGCCATCGTTGCCGCCGTGACTGGCCAGAAGATCAGGGTCTTGTCGATGGTGTTGTTCTGCGACGAAGCCGACGAGCTGGTCACGGTCCAGATTACGTCTAACAACGCAGCTGGCACCACCTTGTCACCCGTGTTGCTTACGGGTTCGTTGCAGAACACCTTCGGAGGGATGAGTGGGGCAGAGCGGGGGTCGATTCAACAGCCCTTGATTCTGCCCTTCAATCCGGCCGGCTGGATGGAAACGGCTGAAGGCGAGGCTCTTTTTGCGAACGTGACGATTGTTGGCACGTTCAACAATCAGATCGGAATCATGGTCACCTACGATGAGACTTCCCCGTGATGGAGGCTACCGATGCCACGCCGTCGCGGACCAAAGAAAACCGTACAAGACCATCAGTTTCCCACTGGCGGTCTGGTTGAAACGACCGCGTTCGAGGATCAGCCGCCGAACACCACGGTGGACTGTGAAAACGTCCGCGCGTTCCCGGCCAACCTCACCGTCAGCAAGGCGGCAGGGCTGAACGCCACCACCGATGGTCGCAACCGCGGTGGCCAGCGACCCGGCCTATCATCGTACCTGACGCAGTTGTCTGGATCAGACACGATCAACCTGCCATTTCAGGGCACCGATGCGGCACCGATCCAGAACATCTCACACCTGATCTGGTCCGAGGTCACCGACCTGTACGGGCGGGGGCACAGCATCATCCACAGCACCAACGGGTTCACCCTGATGGACTCGGATGGCGTCCAGGTCGGGACCGGCGAGGGCGGTGCCTCGAGCGAGACGTGGCAGTTGTCGGTGTGGGGCGGGGACGGGTCGGCCTACGTGGCGACGATCAATTCGAGCAGCAAGGTGGTGGTGCGGCGGATCGATGCGATTGCCGACGCCGCGGGCAAGCCCACCGAGAAGTGGGACACCACCGACATCACGGACTCGTTGATTACGGTCGATTCGGCGTTGAACCGCCCGGTACGGGGGATGGCAGCCCGTGGCGACACGCTCTACCTCTGGGTGTCCGATCTGGCGGACGGTGTAGCGGGGGGGGGCGATGCGATCTACCGTTTCGACACGGCGACCGGGAAGCTTCGGGACGGCGACAATGATGAATACTGGCTCAGGAGCTACGATCTAGCAGCCACCGGCGTTGGCAAGTTTCATCAGGCGCGAGTCAGCACGGGTGACAACTTCAGCAACCTGATGGCCGTCTCCCGGGGCCGTATGGGGCTGCTGAACGTCAACTGGTCCGGTGGCAACACCGGGTCGGACAACATCACTACGGGGCTTGCACACAGCACCGGCGCCGCTGGGGTCGAGACGGCCCTCGAGGCGCTCTCGGGGATCAGCTCGGGGGACATTGAGGTCACGGGAACCTCTGCCAAGCACGAGGATGGCCTACTCGTTGAGTTCAAGGGTGTCCACAAAAACCGCAATGTACCGCAGCTCTCAATCACCGCCGCCAGTACGGCACAGATTTCAACAGTGGTCTGTGTGGCCGATGTCTCCGACTCCCTCAACGGCAAGCATTTTCTGATCTACGACGGCAAGGGTCAGAAATACATGGTCTGGTTCAAGACCGACGCCGCCGAGACGCCTGTGACCAAGGTCAGTGATGTATACAAGCCGATCAAGGTCACCATAGGAACGGGTGTCGCAAACACGGTGGTGGCAACAGCGGTTAAGACCGCCCTCGACGCCGAAGCCGAGTTCACCGCCACGGCAGCCACGACCACGGTCGAAGTCACGGCGGTCACGGCGGCCACCACGACGGCTCTCGCGGCCGGCGACAGCGGGTTCACGGTCGAGGTGGGTACGACTGGCGTGTCGGGTCTGTCTGGCGCCGACGATGTGCAGGTGATGCGGATGAACGGGTCGCCGACCCACGGGACCACGACCCTCTCGCTGAACCACGGGGGCGGCACCCAGACCACGGGTGCCATCCCCTACGACGCCACGGCCACGGTAATTCATGGCCACCTCGAGGGGCTTTCAAACGTCACCTCGCCGGTCACAGAGAAGTGGAGTCTGCAAAGCGGACCAGACGGGAGTTCCGAAAACACGTACATCATCGTGGTTGCCGAGGCGACCACTTTACACGCGAATATCGACAACACGCAGACCACGTTGCAGGTCGCGGCCGCAAGCGGGACCAGGTTTGACCTAAACAAGCACTACGGCACCACTGTCGGGAGCAGCAGGCGGCAGATCGTAATCGGCGACGAGACGATGTACGTCACCAACGTGGACACGACGACAACCCCGCCCACGTTGACGGTGACAAGGGGGGCTACTCAGGAGTGGCGGACGGGCACCTTGGCACATGGCGACACCAAGGTATATTTGACAACCGTGGCCCAGCCCCACTCGGCCGGCGTCAAGGTGTATCACCGCCAGACCAGCGAGGGGGGGATTGATGGTGCGGACTCTGCGGCCTCGGTCAAAACAGCCATGCACCTCACCCCCGCGTCTCAGGGGTTCAACTTCTGGGGCGGCGGCCCGACCAACGAGAAACAGGACGTCACGATTTCGGGTGCCTCGGCCGGCACGTTCCAGCTCGAGTTCAGGGGGGTCCGCTCGGGGAACATCGCCTACAACGCGGCCGCCAGCGTGGTACACGATGCACTCGAGGCCATGTCGAACATCGGGTCGGGGCAGATCACCGCCACGGGTGGCGCCCTCAACACCTCGGCCGTTGAGATCGAATTCACCGGGACTCTCGGCGACGAGCCGCTGCCGCTGATGAAGATCGTCGTCGAGGTGGGCCTTGACGCATCAACTAAGACGGTCACGCGGGACACCGCTGGCGTAGAGGACGACCTCACCACGACCGGGACGAATGTCGGCGACACGGGCGACCCCGTGGTGATCGAGTTCGGTGGCTACTGGGCCGACAAGTCGATCTATGCGGTCGGTATCCACAACATGAATGCGTCCAACGGATGGGATGGTCAGGTTGTCCTACGGACCCGGGCTCAGGTGGATGGCGCCATCACCGTGACTGGTGGCTGGGACAGCGGATCCCCCCCCACCACGACGGTCACTTTCAGCGGGGGCATGGCCGCCACCGCGATTAGCACTTTTACGGCGACCGGGAGCCTCGAGGGGGGGGGTGATGAAGAGGTGAATGTGGTGAAATCCACCACGGGCGGGGCGTTGTCCTTCGTCGTCACAACCGTGGTGCAGGGGACGAGTAATTACACCGAGAAGCAACGGGTCCTGGTCGTTGCCGGCGGTGGTGAATACAAACTGGCGTTCAACGCCGAGAACACCTTGCAGATTCTGGACATCAACACGGGTGAGACGCTGGCCTCGACGTCCCTGCAAGTCTATGGCACCAGCAACAACTACGGGATGGACATCGATGTCGATCCCTCTGGCAACTTTTACCTCATCACCGCCATCTACGACGGCTCCACGTACACGTTTGGCACCCAGTCTCTGGACAACAACGGTGCCATCCGGTGGGCAATCTCGTCGGGGGGAACGACGCGATCAATCGCCTACGACGCGATCAATGACCGCGTGGCGGTCTGCGGACAGAACTGTGCCGGCACCAGCTCCAGTTGCGTCCTACTGAACCCGGCCACCGGGGCAGTCAACCTGCAAGACAGCCCCTATTTCAACACAATCAATCCCGACACTGGCTCGAGCTACGAGATCACCAACTGGAACGAGATTCAGGTCACACACAAGGGCGCCCTGCTGCTTTTCCGAAACGCCAACACCGACAACATCATCAAACTGTCGAGTGCCACGGCCCCCGTGGAGATGTGGATCAAGACGCTGGGGATCAACAAGATGGTCGGCGCCAGTACCGCGGCCGTCTACGCCCTGAACCCCGAGAACTCGCTGTCCACCCGGCAGATCCAGTCGCTGGCAGTCTCGGGTGGCCGCGTCAAGGAGTTCCGGCCGAAAGCCCAATTCCAAGCCGAGCCGGTTGACCGCTGGATCGAACTCGAGAACGACAGCGGTGGCGCCAACGGCGCCGCCCCCCCCCTGCGGGCGGACGTGCCGATCTTCTCGGCCCAGCTTGGCAACAACATTTTCTATGTGGACGGGACCAACTACAAATACTTCGACCCCGACGATGACGAGATCAAAACGTGGACGGCTGCGGAGGGGACGCTGCCAGTGGACGACTCGGGCAACACGGCCCGCCTGATCTGTCTCTACCACGGCCGGATTGTTCTGGCGGGTGTCCCGGGTGACCCCGGCAACTTCTTCATGTCAGCCGCGGGGGACGCTTTCGATTTCGACTACGGGGCGACCCCCCAGACCGAGACGATGGCCGTGGCCGGCGGTGCGAGTCCTGCGGGTAAGAGCCCCGACGCAATCAATACGCTGATACCTATGAGTGACAACGTGCTGATCGTTGGCTGCGATCACTCGGTCTACGCGATCATGGGTGACATCGCAGCCGAGGGTGGCCGCATCGACATGCTCACCGAGGACGTGGGGCTGGCGTGGGGTATGGGGAGCTGGTGTAAAGACCCCTACGGCACCTTCTACGCCTTCGGCAGCCGTGGGGGCATCTACGCCGGCGTACTGGGCGGGCAGGTCACCAAGATCAGCACGCCGGCCATCGAGGAGCGGATGGCCACCACTGTGAATATGGACACCGACTTGGTGAACATGGTCTGGAACGAGCGTGAACAGGGCTTCCACGTGTTTGTGTCGAGCCTTCAATTGGGCTCGGGTACGAACACGCCGGCCGCCTCGACCAACTACTTCTACGACACCCGCAACCAGAGCTGGTGGGTGGACAGATTCGCCAACACCAGCCACCAGCCGCAGTGCGTCCACGTCTTCGACGGCGATGACCCCAACGACCGCTCGATCCTGCTCGGCGGCTGGGACGGGGTGATCCGAAAGTGGGATCCCGACGCGGCAACCGATGGGAATGTCACGGGCGACACCACGTCGATCTCGTCGCACGTATACCTCGGCCCGTTCATGTCTGGCCCATTGGCCAACGTCAGGCTCGAGGAGATGCAAGCCGTCATCGCCGAGGGATCGGGAGACGTGAACTATGCCGTCTACGTGGGCGACTCGCCCCACAAGGCATACAACCAGTCCACATCCCGGTACACCGGGACCTGGACAGCCAACCGGAACAAGTCCGAGCGTCGGGCAGCGACGGGTGCGGCGATTTATCTTAAGATGTCAAACAACGCCGCCACCGCGTGGGCGATGGAAGGGCTGCGGTGCCAGTATCGCGAGGTTCTAGGCCCGCGAGTGACAAGGAAATCTTGATGGCTTTTACACCCGGCGGCTACCAGCCACCCCCCCCCTACCAGTACCCCCAGACTTTCCCAACTGGTGTACCCAGCCCGTTGGGGGGCCCGTTGGGGGGGATTCCCTCTATGGAAGAGGACGCCTACAACGTCCCAGCAACGGGGCTTCCCGAGGAGTCGCCGGGCGGATGGGCCTACCCCGATTTCGAGTCCCCAATCGGGGGTGGACCGGGGAACCCGATTGACTACAACGCCCCATGGAATGTTGGGCCACACGAATCGTGGCCGGGCTACGATCAGGGTGGGCCGGCCGGGCATCCACTTGCACCCCCACCACTCCCGCCCGGCACGTTCGGTGCCGAACCAGACTTTACAAACGATGAACTTGACCGCATTTGGCCAGATCGGGGGCCGGGCTTCGACCCATTTGAAAGACCGTTCCCGGGACCGGGATTCGGTCCCGGCGCATCCGTACCCATGCCCACGTCGGCGCTGGAGGCATCCCAACAGTTCCTCGGCACCCCGCCGGGCTTCAACTCGATGTACGACCTTGGCCCGTTTCCGATCCGAAACGTCGGCACGTCGATGGGGTATCAATGAGCAGCTTTGCCCATTCAACGAAGAACACCAAGCGGGTGTTCAACCAGCTCGCCGGCGTGAGCAGCACATTCTCCCGCATAGGGATTGGTGTCCGCGATGCCGACCACGAGTTGGAGGTGGCCGGCGTGGTTCACATCAGCGCCGAGCAGTCCACGGCCCCCGGGACGCCGGTGGCGGCCGATGGGGGGGTGGTCTATGTGAAGAACGACGGCGACCTGTACTACCTGTCTCAGGACGTGTCCGAGGTTAGCCTGACCTCGTCGGCGGGTGGCGGCGATGCGAACGAGTTTTCCTTCAAGACGATCACTTTTGCTGGAACAGCATCCGCCGAGGCCGACGTTGTTGCGGACGCCGACGCCGACACGTTGACGCTCGTCGCCGGGGACGGCGTCACTATCACGACAACCGCTGACCAGATCACGTTTGTCGCCACCGACACTTGGCGCACGGTCACGGCCGGCGGCAACACTCTCACTACCAGCGAGACCTTGACGTTAGAGAACGGAACCGGCATCACCATTGCCGAGCTGGACGGCACGGTCACTATTACGGCTGGCGTTCGCATTGCCATCGCGGACACGTTGAGCAGCGGGAGGTACGATGACTGAGTGGACCGAGCTGAAGCAGATCCAGAAGATGGGGGTGGCCGCCCTCACGTCGTCGGCCGGCGATGTTGCCGAGTTCGAGATCGGCCAGCTCCTCTTGGACGTAGACAACGGCCGCATCTACGCGATCAGGAGCGAAGACACCACTACCAACAGCGACCGGATTCACTTCTGGTCGTCTGACGGGTCCATCAGCCTGTCGTTCTCAGCCTCGTCCTTCTCAGACAACCAGTCGTCCCCGCAGTTGATCGGGAGCGGTGCGTGGAAAGCTGGCACCGCCCTGACGTTCACCGCGGCCTACGAGAACGGGCCGGCGACATCGGCCAACATCTCCTGTGGCTCTTGGGCTGGCAACCTGGTCCTTTCAAGCGCGTACACCTCTGGCACCGGCGGGACGGATCAGAACACCAACTACCCTGCGGCGGTGGCGAACTCGATCACGTTCCAATTGAACGCAGCGAAGTCGAGTGAGTCCGACACGGCGACGACCAGCGTCCAGTTCCTGAACGAGAGATGCCAAGGGGTTTCCTCCACGGCCAGCGGCTACGACAGCACCTTCATCAACGCCCTGAGCAGCAAGACCGTTACCGCTGGCAAGAACGGGACGTACTCATTCAGCCCCTCTGCTGGCGAGTACATCATCTTTGCCCACCGCACAGCCCTCGGAACGTCCTCGTTCGCCGTGGGAGGATTCCCGGGCGGGTTTGAGCCTCCTGTAACTGTGACGGGCCACACCAACAGCGCAGGGTTCTCCGAAAACTACTACGTCTACCGCTCGACCAACCCCAGCCTAGCCGACCCAACTTCTGTCGTGGTCACCTAATGCCAATCACACTCATCGACAAGGTTGAACAGTCGAACCGCTCGTCCAACGTGACGACGAGTGGGTTCTTCCACATGGTTGAGTCGATCAACGTCAACTACAAGGTGACCGGAAGGCAGACCGGGTCAGGAGACCCGACCGGCTCCCCCACAGACGGGGCGAGGTGGATAATGGAGGACATCAGCTCATTCAGTTCTGGGTTCTTCGGGGTGTCTCTCCCAACCGGAACGGCCAACGGGGACATCATCGAATACGACTCGGCTGGCAGTGGAACCTGGTCACTGATCGTGGATGTCAGCAACGTCGCCAACACGGCCGACCTGTTGCAGAGGACCGACGAGGGCCAGCTTGTCTATGTGGCCGACGAGAATAAATTCTACGGGTACAAGGGTTCGGTTTCTGGATGGGTTGAGATGGGAGAGCAGGGGCCAGCAGGAGCCACCGGGGCCACAGGGGCCGCTGGAGCCACGGGGGCCGCGGGTGCTGATGGGGACGATGGGGATGATGGTGCCACGGGTGCCACCGGAGCCGCGGGGGCAACAGGGGCCACGGGAGCCGCGGGGGCAGATGGGGACGACGGGGACGACGGGGACGACGGGGCCACGGGTGCCACCGGAGCCGCAGGGGCAACAGGAGCCACGGGATCAACGGGATCAACGGGATCAACGGGAGCCGCGGGGGCCGCGGGGGCCGCGGGGGCAGATGGTGTCAGGGGTGGACTCGGCTACAAGTTTGACTCCCCTACCAGCGCGGGCGTAACGGCTGGCGGGGACATCCGGTTCAATGCCGCGTCGGGATCAGCGACAGTCGTATACATATCGGACACCGATTCAAACGCAACAAACCATGAAGCCTTCATGGCCACGTGGAACGACAGCGACAGCACGGTCAAGGGACATCTGATCGTTCAGTCAGCAGCCAAAGACGACAATTCGTTTCTAAAGCTGGAGATCACCTCCATAGCTGATGCCACTGACTACTTCACGGTTACGGGTATAAACCGTGGCGGAGTTGCGTTCCTCAACGACGAGGATGTTGTTCTCCAATTCACGCGCACCGGAGACGAGGGAGACACCGGAGCCACCGGTGCAGCGGGAGTCGATGGGGACGACGGAGCTACAGGAGCCACGGGATCAACGGGAGCCACCGGAGCCACCGGGGCCGCGGGATCAACGGGAGCCACTGGATCAACAGGGGCCACTGGAGCAGCAGGGGCAGCCGGGGCAGACGGAGACGATGGGGCCACTGGAGCTACAGGAGCCACGGGATCAACGGGAGCCGCGGGGGCAGACGGGGACGACGGGGACGATGGGGCCACTGGAGCTACTGGAGCCGCCGGATCAACGGGAGCC